TACTTTCCTAAATCAAATAACAGGAATCCCGCCACGAATTGATACTGAAAACGGGAAAATAATTTATACCTTTACCAGCACAAAAAAGAAAATTGAAGAATCAATAAAACCCCTGTAAAGGGGTTTTATGTTTTATATTGCCAAAAAGGAATCGAAAGATTCTTTTTTTGTTTTCTTTTTGGGAGTATAAAAGAAAGAAGGATAAAATGGACGAGCAGACAAAAAAAGAACTTGAAAGAGATTTTAATACTCTTTCCGAACTAATCAAAGAGAAGAAAAGTAAATTAGTTGATATAGATGTTAGCGGATGTGGATTTATTCCAAAAGGAGAAGAAAAAGAAATTCCAGTTATTACAGCAACATTTACTTTAGCATTGGATTTTGAAGAAGGAAAAGAATTTATAAATAAATTTTATGAGAATTTTATGGAGAATAAAGAAAAAGAAATTGAAAATATTATAGAACACGATTGTATACAAGGATGTGGTTTTTCTCATATAACCGCACAAGAATACTGCCCACAGTGTGGTAGATTGCAATAAATTCGGAATAACATGGTTTTCTTTTTTTAGGGCTTTGTCTTTCCATTTATTCTGGAATCCGGATTGTGTACGTCCGTGAAAAACAGATAAAAACCCTACAAATGGGAGCGGCGGTAAAGTCCTAGTAGATTCCTTCGGGAATTAACGGCTACTCCGTTCCTCCCTAGGAGAATATGTAGATTTTCTTTTTTCACGGTTTTTTCTTTTCCTACTTTTCTGTGATGTAAACAATCGGTTTACGATATGCACATCGCGTGAAAAAGATAAAAACCATACGGGAGAGTTTAAAGATTTAGTGAGTCGCCCTTGTAATAACGGGAATATGGCCTACACTAAAATCTCTCCCACCTAAATAAATAAGTTTTCTTTTTCTCGGTTTTTCTTTCTTGTTTATCTGATAGGGCAACCACTATGCATCCTATCAATGGGAAAAAAGAAAAAACCCTGTGCCAATAAAATGTTAAACATTGAAAATCGTTTTTGTCATTGTAAGGAATGCAAAAGATTGTTTCCTTTTGCATGCACTATGATTTATAATGGAATACGAATTTGTTTTGAGTGTGTAAGAAAATTGCAGGAGGAAAATCATGGTAAATAATCCTTCTACAAAAGAAATAAATGAAGCTAAGAATCTTAATCCACAAAAATATGTGGATTTTACTCTAGTTGAATTGATTCAATATTGTATAGCAATAAATAATTTTAATATTATTTTCTCCTCCCCAGAAATAATAAAATCCAAAGTTAAAAGACTCAACTATTACATACCTGTTTTTAACCGTGGAAATTTAATTGGTTATGATTATAGGATAATTCAATGAATCAACCTATTGCAAAATCAAGAGAAAAAGTTGTAGTTTTAAATTGTGATCCTGATGATAAAGTAGAACCGGGTAGTTATTATCCGGAATTTGTAGACACACATGCTTGTGATATATGTCATGTGTATTTTCCAATTAGTGAAATGGATTTAAGAAAGGTGGGAGATAAAAATTTAATTCTTTGTGCAAAAGATCTAAAGATATTTGACGATGCTGTACAGGAAGTTTGTATTCCTGTGTAAAATAGGTTTTCTTTTAGGAACGTTTTTCTTCTTTCCTGTGTGAGTATGTTATCATGCTCCCAAAAGAATGAAAAACCCAACAGGTTTTCTAACAACTCTTTTCTCCAGAGGAAGCAACAATCCCCAAAATAAAGAGTTGTCAATAGGTAGGAGTTTTATACATAAATTTATTAATACTTTGCCTCCTACCTTATTTTATATAGCAGGAAGCTCTTGTATCCTTGGGGATAAAACCCCGAAAGGGCAATCTTCCTGCTATCATATATAAACACCTTAATTCAAGGTGTAGATAGAGGATAAAATGGAACTAAACAAACAAGAAATTAAAGAAGAAATTGCTCAATGGCTTCGTGAAGATTTAATTTGTCCAAAATCAGAAGAACGAGTAAATTTTGTTATCAAAATGGGAAAAGCTCTACTTGACAAGGAAAATTTATTTTTTGAGTTTATGACAAGACTGTATACAGAAATTTCTATTTCTGGAATTAGAATGATATTTAAATTTATAAAGAATTTATAATAGACTCAATCCGGAGTCTATTTAAATGCATGGAGGAAACTATGAAGTGCATAAAGAACACAATTACAGGAAGTGTTTATCGCACGTCCAACCGCAGGGCAGAGAAAAAAGTGAATGAACCGGGATCAAAGTTTGTTTTCTGCCCCAAATCCGAGTGGAAAGCTACCGGGAGGAAACGGGAAGAACTTGGACAAACAATAAGTAGGTGTAAGTAGTTTTTATGGGGGATTTCTCAGTGGAGTTCTATTTTGAGTGGAGAATTAGTGAACTCCAGAAAGGAGAAATGCCTATGTGGAAGTGAAACTAAAATAATTTTTAATTACTAAAGAGAATATACTTGAGAGATTGAAATAAATTGTAACATAAACTTTCTCAGGAGATATACTATGAAGTAAATAAATCTTTTCTTTTGCAAGAGTTGTTAGCAAATAACTTTAACTCCCCTACTAGAATTAAATAGTAGGGGAGTTTTTGTTTTATATAGAGAGGTTTAACACCGGTCAAATTGCCTAGCCGAAAATGATATCTAAGTAGGCTAAAAATTTGGTCTGCCTTTTGGCTTCAGGGCGATAAATACTGAAGTTTATGAGATTATAAGGCATAAGGTAAAACCTTACCGGGCCTCTCTATGCTAAGATTGTGAAGGCTGATTCTATTCGCCCTAGATGAAGCTTTTATTGTGTGGTTTATTGGTTCTTTTGGGGATTTCTCTCCTTAAAGTAAATCCCCACGGAGTTTAAAATGTTAAAAAATCAAGAAAGAAAACTACTTCTTCTTCAAGCAAAATCATCTTGCAAGTATCAAAATGATTTGTCTATTGATTCAATTAAAAGATATGTTAGAGCAGTAGATTTTATGAAAAAAAGACCCCTTAGTGTTATGGCTATTTACCAGTTAGGAGAATTTATTTCTCCCAAGAATGGAGAATTTATTTGGAGGACTACTCCAGCTACTTTCAGAGATTTAAGCAGAGCAATTGATCCTGAGCATATTATCAGAGCTTTAAATTCACTTGTTGATGCTAGAGAATTTTTATATGTTACACCGGAACAATTCTTTATTGAATTTGAAAAAATCCATCCCTTCAATGATGGTAATGGAAGAGTAGGAGAAATTTTGTACTGGAAAATGACAGGAAACTTTAGTGCACCACATTCTCATTTCTCTAATCACGATTGAGAAAATAAAATGTCTAAATATGTAATTCATGATTGCAAAGATAAAACATATCTTTTAATAAACAACCGTGGAGTTGTTTATAGAATCAATTCCAAAGAATTAGCTACACCGTTTGATTTAGGTTTAGCATGTTTTGTAAAAGCTTCTTTAGAATATAGATACCCTGAATTTCTTAAAGAAGGTATGCAATTTACAATTGAGGAAATAAAATGAAATATAAACTATGGCTTGATGATAAAAGAGAACCACCGGATAAAGAGTGGATTTGGGCCGCAAGCCCAGAAGCTTTTGCTACAGAAGTATTTACTACTCCATGGCATGAATTTGATGTAGTTAGTTTAGATTATGATTTAGGAGTTTGTGCAGATGGTTATGAATGTGCAAAACTTTTAATTCAATATTGTAAAGTAATGAATCTTGAATTACCTGTAATGGAATGTCATTCTCAAAATCCTGCGGGAAAAGAAAGAATTGAAAGATTGATTGAAGAATTTAATTAGGGGGAATTGCCGGAGTGGTGGAACTGGCAGACACACGACACTTAAAATGTCGCGGGAGAAATCCCTTGAGGGTTCAAATCCCTCCTTCGGCACTGAGGTAAATAAAATGAATACTTACTGTATTACTCTAAGAAAAGAAGAGGAATTTTCTTCAGAAGAAGAAAAGAAAGTTTATTGGATAGTAATGAACGCTGGTTTAAATGCCATGCATATTGATAATTGTGATTGGTTAGAAGAAACTAAAATGTGGGCAAAAGCTAAAGACTACTTTCCTAACCTTTCATGGGAAGAGTTTTTAGTAATAGCTAGGAAATATAGTGTTTGGAATACTTACGAAAAAGAAGTACTAGAGGCAAAATAAAATGGAAACAATAGATAAAATAGTTAAATATTTCTTTTTCTTTAGTATATGGTGTCTATGGTTCAAAACAATAATGGGTTTCCATTTTCCTTGGGAAACTTGTGAATGTTGCGGTAAAAAGTACAAAGATCATAAAAGAATTAATGAAGTAGATTGAGGAATAAGTATGGCAGACAAACTAGAATCCGGAAAATATTACAAATGGGAAGGCCCAACTGATGATTTATTTGATGGTTGGGCAGAACCTATGAAATTTATGTTAGATGGGAATCCTCATTTGTGTATAAAAGGACTTGGTAATATAGGTAGATTTGAAGAAGAAGGCAGAGAGTGGACATGGTATGGATTAAATTACATGGTTGAATGTGAGCCTATTGGGGAAAAACTAAACAAAAATTTTAAACTTCGTGATAAAGTAAAAATAATTAAAAATCCTATTGGAGCACATTCAGTAGGAAACATTGGTTTTATTTCTAAATGGAATCCATATGGTCCAGTAAAAGTAAAAGTTGGAATGGAAGAACAACTCTACTTTCCTTGTGAACTAGAACTAATAGAGAAAGGAAAGAGTAAATGATAAAAAGTGAATTGGATTTACTTGGAACAGAAGAATATAAAAAAGTAATTAAATATTTCTATGATAATATACACTTTGATTGTGGTTTTAAAAATAATAACTGTATTGCATACAAACCTTTTATAAATAGTAATATTCAACATAACCAAATAATGTGTTGTTGTGAAAACTGTAAGAATATGAAAGGATATTTTAGAAAAACGGAGGAAGCTTTCGAATCTTTTTCTATAGTTAAAAATTCTTTCAATAAAAATACTGGCTTCTGGAGAAAAAATATAGGTTGTGTTTTACCTAGAGAATTTAGATCATTTATTTGTAATTTTCATGTGTGTTATCAATTAAGAGAGAAATTATCAGAAGAGGAGTATAAATTATTAAGTATTTTGAGGGACCATGGTCAGTATGATATTGAAAGATTCATGAAAGAATGCAAAAAATGAAATTCATAATTAATTTCTTTCTTTCTGAATATTATAAATATGTATACAATGATGAATTTAAAAAACACCCTTCTAGGTTTCATCATAGAAGGAAAAGAGTAACAAATGTTTTAGGTTTTTGTCAAAGAGTTTTACAAAAAATCTGAAAAAGGAGAAAAGAAAATGACCGACGAAAAGAAACCCGTTGCACTGAAAATTCCGAGAGTTTTTGGAGGAAAGATTATTCGTCCATTCCGAACTTCAAAGCACAATCCTATCTACACAAAAGCATATGCTGATGGGAGACAAAAGAAACAAACAAAGAATAAACCTGTGAAGCGACTTCCCGTTGAACCAGAAGTTAAAGAAGAAAAACACGAAGAAATTCCTGCTGGAGAACCGACAAAACTGGAAGAAATTTTAGCTGATTCTGTTTAGTATTATTTGCCGGAACAGGTTATCTTCTCTAGTTTAATTTATTTTATTATTATTCACTAGAGAATCAGGGTTCAATTCCCTGATCCGGCACTTGAAATACAAGGAGTATAAAATGGGCTACTACAAGAAATGGTACGACCGAACTAGTCCCTATTTTTTTAGGTCTTCTTGTGGGTATTTAGAAACAAATTGCGACTATTGTGGAAAACTCTTCACAAAAGAAGAAGAAGAACTTAATAGATATGAAAAAGAAAATGATGTTATTTTATGTATTCATTGTGGTGGAGAAAATCCGATAGATAAACGTATAAGGGAAAGATTTTTATCTCATGGAAAAGCAAGATATACTCTCGTTCCGTGTTATTCTGTAGGATTTGAAATAGAATTCTTTATTCCTCAAAAATCTAATGATAAAAAATATATAAGAATGGTGAACGACCCAGTAAAAGATTACTTCGGGTTTGATGGTGAAACTCCTGCAATAAAAGAATATCGTTCACCTGTTTATTACGGAGAAACTAAAGAACAAACTATTTTAACTCTGATTTATGAACTAAAAGCTGCCGTAAGAGAAATAAAGAATCTTGGTGGAGAACTTATTCCTTGGAAATTCTATAAGGGAAGACTGCTTACTTTTGGAATTCATCTGTCGTTTGGATTGGATTTTCTAACTGATGCAGATTTTAAAGAATTTCTTTATAATGGAAAATTTAAAAAATCGGTTCCATTTAGTTTTATATGTTCTTTCATAAAACCAGTGGATGAATTTAGACTTCACGAAGAAAGAATGGAACATAGGGGGTTTAGATCAACTAATAAATCAATTCCTATAATTATAAACGTTCTTAAGGAGAATATAAAATGAAAATAAGATGCCATATATCAAAAGATGGAAAGGAATATTTAACATTACGTGATAGAATATCTAATATTATAAATGAATTATTAGATAAATTTGAAGATTTTGTTTCTTGGTACGATTCTTTAGACAAAGAACATCCATATCTATAAGGAGAAATAAAATGGGACTCATGGAGCTTTTATTCGGAGAATATTGGAACACTCCAAAAATAAATAATGAAGTAGTTATAGGACAAATAGATCATATAGAAACTATTGCACACGAATTAGAAGAGAACGGTTGGGCTGTTTTTATTATGAGTGGGATGGGTTCAGGTGACTGTAGATATAAAATAGGTAAAGACAAAATTTATTTTAATGAGTTTTGGGGGCATTGGTATAATTTAGAGCCACATTGTAGAATAAATGATAATGATGTTTCGTTAGAAGAACTTACTAAATTTTTAGAAGAACAAAAAAATCTTCATCCCTATCCTAAAAGTAAATATAAAAGAACATATGGAAATCATGTAGATTAAAAGGAGAATATAAAATGTTTATAGTAAAAAATAAAATAAAAAATCTTTACTTTAAAAGAGGGAATATTAGGTCTTGGTATGATGCAAAATTAGTAAGTAGGGAAGATGCTACTATTTTTAGATCAATTTCTGGGATTAAAAATTGTTTGGGTAAAACTGTTCACTTAGAAAAGGTTAAGATTTTAAAAAACGGAAGAAGAGTATTTTCAAAAAAAATTCTAGACGAAACTACTTGGAAAATCGAAGAGATTACATTCTAAAACATTTGGGCCAATAACTCAACTGGTTAGAGTAACTGCCTTTTAAGCAGTAAGTTGGGAGTTCAAGTCTCCCTTGGCCCACTGGAGTAAAATAAAATGCCTATAAAAACAATCGGCGATGCTGTACTAGAAGATGTAAAAGAATATAAATATAATTCTCTTAAAATAGGTACAAATTGGGGAATAGAAAAGTTAGGACTAGAAGAACGTGCAAAAGCAGACTATCTTCATTCTGGAGATATAAATAGTGCTGGTAATACTTATATAGTTGCACTAAAGATTATTGCAGAGTTACAAGAAGAAATAGAAGAGCTGAAAGCAAAAATACTGGCTTTTGAAGATCAAACAGGGGATTAGAAAGAACAAAACGGGACACCTATACGAATTCAAAGAAATATAAAAGGAGAATAAAATGGCTGATCCAGTTGCTAAATCCCAAAGTTCTAAAAGAAACATGGTTGATGTTGGAGCTAATGGAGAAATTAATGTGTTTCCATTAGATAATCCAAAAAATGTGGAATCTTATGCAGAATTTCTTAATGGAGAATCCGATCAGCTTTTCTTTTATGATATTTTAGGAGAAAAGTATATTTTCCAAAGAAGACATATTGTTTATGTTCATGAATATGAAGAGGAAGAGGAAGAGGAATAAAACGAAAGAATTTAAATATATTGTTATTTTTCTTTGCGGTGTTGTTTATGTACCTAGTATCCAACTCCTTGTTTATCTTTTCTCATTAAGTAATGAGTGGACTTTATTTACTATTCCTATCGGTGTTATTTTAGCACTAGGTACTGTAGGATTTATTTGTTATTTTGTAAATTTTATTGAAAAACTTTGGAAAATGAATTAAGGTATTTGGGAGCGTAGCACAATGGTCTAGTGCAGGCGTCTTATAAGCGTCTGAAGAGGGTCCGATTCCCTCCGCTCCTACTTGGGAGATATAAAATGAAAAGAAAACTTGAAGTTGGGAAATCTGGCGGAGCATCACTATATTTGCGCCTAGATAAAAACATAACTATCAAAAAGCTTGGTTTAACAACATTATTAAGTACTAAAATAAAAAATCTTAAGGTGGAAATATCCTATGATCACCATGCAACAGCAGGATTTAATTTTGATGACATTATAAGTGACTTTTGGGGAAAAGTCACTGAAATCTGCGATGAGGAATTTATTGATTGGAGGTCAGATATAAAATGACTGAAATTTACTATAAAGTTTTACGTGAAAGACCAGATAAAACTTTACGTTCATATTGTTACAACGATGTTGATGAACTACCTCTTCGATATATTAAAGATAAGTGGATAAAAAGAAGAGATGGGTGGGGGCCACTGTGCGTTTTTGATTCATTAAGAGCGGCTGATGATTTTGTAAAAAAAGATAATATTCATTTCTTTCCTGCCAACATAAAAATATATATGTGTTATATTACAAAATCATCTGACACTAGCATATGGGAAAAATGTAAATCCGGGATACGAGAGTGGAATTGGCCACTTCCCAACGGAACTATTTTAGCTGATCGAGTTAAAATAATAGAAGAAATTGGTGGTTTACTTACTACTCCTAAATATTGGGATTGTGAATGTAAGGAAAACTATATTCATCCTAAATATGAAAACTTTTGTAATTTGTGTTGTGCATATTCTGAAGATCAACCAGATTCAATAGTTGAAGAAGTAATAAAAGCTAAACTTCCATTATAAGAGGTTAAAATGAATATCTCAATAGAAAAACTTCTTGAACTTGCAAAGGTAACAGAAGTTACTGATTCTTTTGCTGCCTTTATCAGCATCATATTTACTGCAACTATAGGTGGGAAAACTAGACAATTTTGTGTAGATATGAGACAACCAGAGCCTGACTTGTGTTTTAATTATAAAAATGACGAATGTGATCATCTTAGTATACCACTAACTAGTTCGGAAAAAGAGTTGGTATATAGATGGGCAGAAGACAAGTTAGTTAGAAGTGAGTGCTTTATAAAAGCAAGAAGAATGCTAGATTTTTCCACCGAATATACAGAAGAGGATTAAAATGAATATATTCTTAGTTATTTATGTAATAGGGATTGGTTTTTCTGCTATTTATTACTCAAAACAGTACTCAGAAGATATGTTCACGAGTACAACGAGAAAAGGTGCAGATGCATTTTTTACAAGTATTCTTTGGCCCATTATTTTGTTTTTTTATGCGCTAGGGAAAATTGGTGAATGGCTAGACAGTAAATTTTAGTTTTACTGCCCCAATAGCTCAATTGGAGTGAGCAAATGCCTTCTAAGCATAAGGTTGTGGGTTCGAGTCCCGCTTGGGGCGCTGAAGGTAAATAAATGTCCAGAGATCTTTTGCTTTTAAAAGGAAATGGTATAGTTTTTAAAACTAAACCAAGATTTATTACAAAAATAAAAAAACCAAAAGAAGGAGATATTGGTAAAGACAAAGATTTTATTTATAAATATACCAATGGAAAGTGGGTACCTATAAGTGGAAGAACGGTTGAAACCAAAAGGAGATAAACTAATGGCAAATACAGATAGAATAGGTTATATACCAAAGTTTTGTTCTAAATGTGGGAAAGAATTAAAATTAGGACTTGAAATAGAAGATTATAATACTGATACTGGAGAACCTAATTATTATTTAGAAGCTTTATGTCCTGATGGTGTTAAACAACATTTTACTGCGAAACTTTATAAATTAACCAATAACAGAAGAGTATCTGCTACACGTAAGCAATTGATGGAAGTTCTTCCTGATTGGGTAAAGGAAAAAATTAAATGAGTACAATAAAAGATCTGGAAATTTTTAAACAACTAAAAGAAAAAAACTATCCTGAAGGTTTTATCGAACAGATAATACTGGGATATTTTAAAGCTTTACATAGACTGTATGGTCTTCCGGAAAAACGAGAATTTGTTGACGCGGTTATAAAAAGCGGAGTAAATCTTAGGTTTGATGGTGATTATTTAGTTTTCTTTGATGATAAAAAAGAAATAGAACGTATTTATGCTCGTTGCTAGTATTCTTTTTTAATAGGAGGGAAAATACTAACTTTTTAAGTAAAAAAGTAAAACATTCTAATTAAAGGAGAAAAGATGAAAAAGTCATTACGTGTTTTGCTTGCAACAGTAGCAATTGCTGTGTTAACTGGCTGTGCACGTCAAGCAGATGTAGCTTCAAATAATCTTTCTGTTGCCGCAGATAATTTTGAAGTTATGCGGCGTATTGTTTTTTACAACGGAATTACCGGAGATTACATCTTAACAATCGAAGGTCTTTGTTCGTTGGGAAACAATGATGATCCCGGAGAATTGTCAGTTACATGTAAAGTTGGCCCAAACGAATTCAAAAAACATTTCTTGGGTCTTTCTGATAACGTAACTTATTTCGCAGAACAAATCGATTCTCTGGAAGCGGATGTGTATCACTACAGAGTTATCTTCCGCCCGTCTACTATTCTTCCGGATATTGAAGTTCAGTAAAAATGTATGACCCATATTCCAATCAAAGGAGAAATGAAATGGCTAACACTAAAAAGTACAAGGAAGAGCGGTATGTTGCAGTTGATATGTACAGTCTGGAACTTTCAAGTTCTAGTCCTGATATTCTCTATACAGGAAAAACCGAAGCAGATGTTGTTAGTAAGATGGAAAGGGATGCAAAAGATGATGACTCCCTTCGAGACAGAGAAATTGGTATCTTTAAACTCTCAAAGGTTATTGAAATTAAACAATCAGAAGTTAACACCAAAACTCTGCTTAAAATAGATACCGAAGTGGTTGACAACTAAAAACTGAATAGATACCGAAGTGGCGGAATTGGCAGACGCGAGAGTTTTAGAGACTCTTGAGAGAGAATCTCGTAGGGGTTCAACTCCCCTCTTCGGTACTGGAGACAATAAAATGACGCCTAAAATTTACTATAAAGTAGTTGTAGAAAATAATTCTCCTATAGGTCCTAGGAGAATGTTTTCTTCTTCAGAACGCTTAAATGAAGTTGAATATAAATTAGGAGAAAAAGCCTTTCCTCGTTCTAATTGCGGACCATTAGTTTGTTTTTCTAATATAGAATCAGCAATAAAATATAAAAACTGGTTTACAGCCGATAGAGGAAGACACCAAATCTATACATGTACTATAGAGAAATCTAAACACAAAATTGTGTGGAAACCTAATAGATACCATCCGGATCATAAATGTAAAACTACTATACAGCGCATGGTAGAAGATTGTCATCTTCCGTTTACAGTAGAGGTTGTGGTTCTTGCAGATTCTATTACTCTTCTACAAAAAATAGAAATTAGTGAGCAAAGCAAATGAATATACCTAAATATTGTCCTGTTTGTGGAGAAAAATTAAAATTTAAAATAAAAATAAAAGATTACAATATGTATTCTGGAAAACCTAACGTTTATTTAGAAGGTAAGTGCGGTTATCATACTACATATGAATCTAAGAGTACTTCATTAAATACACTACTTAAATTAATAGATCTTGAAGATGGTATTGAATACACTCTTGATTCTAAATTGAGGAAATAAAATGCCTAAACATTGGGATATGAGAGAGAAATCTGGTTTTTTATTTCTTCCGAAAACGTGTGTTAAAAAGGATACTAATAATTTCACAACCACTATGGAAACTAGGTGGTTAGTTTGGGCAAAATGGTCTGAAATATATTCAGACTTCTTTGAATCATGGGAAAATGGAGTTTGGTTAGATTAAAAGGAGAGAAGATGTCTGTAAAAAGGAAACTTGCTTTAATTTGTAGTTTTATTTTGTTATGTGGATGCGGAACTGATCCTAAAACTACATATGAAAAAAATCTAGAGTATGAACGCATAACCATAGAAGGAATGCCATGTTTGGTATTCCAAAGCGTTACTTATTATGGTTATATTGTAAATAGTATTACTTGTGACTGGTCAAAATGGACTGGTAAATAATATGTATAAATATTTTGAAAAAGGTAAGATTCATGGATTAGGATTTCTTCTCTCCTTTATAAAACTTAGTTCCTTTTCTAAAGGAAAAAATGAACATACTACTTTACATTTAGAATTATCTCTAATTGGTATAGTATATAGGTTTGAAAAAACCTATCGAGGGATGGCTTATAATAATGGAAAATATGAAGAAGATTATTATACGTACGACACTACTTTAATATTAACTATCTTTGGATTAGGAATTGAACTTTGTTTTTCATTGGAAACTAGGAGTTAATAAACCAAGTTTAATGGAGAATATAAAAGATGACTGATTTATTGTTTGGCGGCGACCCTGAGTTTTTCATTTGCAAGAAAGGTAATGTAATTCCTCCGATCTTTTTTAAGAAACAAGGTATAGCAAGTCCTATTAAAGAACATCCCAAGCACCCTGTTTATTTTGAAAGAAAAGATGTTAAAATTATCCAAGATGGAGTAGCTTTTGAGACAAACATGACTCCATCTAAAACTCCTAAAGAATTCTTTAGGAAAATTTCTACTGCAATTGATATCCTAGAAGATTTTGCAGATAAAACGGGTAATAAACTAATCATTAAATCAACTGTAGGATTTAATCCTACTGAGTTCTATGAAATTCAAGACGAAGAAATTCGTCAATGTGTTATTTTTGGATGTGATCCTGATAGAGATGCTTTTGATCAGAAATTTAAAGCATATGAATTTGATGTAAGTAAGTTTCCTTATAGATTTGGTGGAGGACATTTTCATATTTCTGGACCCGAATCATTTAGGAAGTGGCCAATTCCTGCTATTAAATTGTTAGCGTTTACTTGCGGTAATTTCTATATAGCAAACTCTAAAATGGTTGAATTAGATAAAATTAGAGCTAAGTACTATGGTAAGGCTGGTAAATTCAGGGAACAGGTTTATTCTGATAGAAGTTTTGGCCTTGAATATAGAAGTCTTCCTAATTACTGGGTAAAAGATTTAGATATGATTGAGGGGATGTTTCATTGGGCAAGAAAAGCAATTGAATATCTGGAAAATCCTCAAGTTGGTTCAGAACTAATTAAAAATCTAAGTGATATTACTTGTAAATCAATGAAAAACGTTACTCCTAAAATCTCCAGAGAAATTCTCAAGTCTCTTCCTGCATAACTATGAATGGAAACCGGAAAAGGAAATTAAATTTATGGAATAAAGACCCACATTGTTATTGGTGTGGGAAATTAACTATTCTACATACCCATAAACAGAGGAAAAGAAATCCTCCTAATATGGCAACTGTAGATCATATATTTACTAGGAACGATCCTAGACGCGGAAAGATAAAAGGTAGAACCGTTTTAGCTTGCAACCAATGTAATAATGAAAGAAATCGTAGAGAAGAGAGACAACTAAGGAGAAAAAATGGGTGACAGAGCTAACATCTTAATTAAAGAAAGAACCACTGATAGTGGTATTTATCTTTATACACACTGGAGAGGAACAGAATTACCTAAAACTTTACAACGTGCACTTAGGAAAAAATGGCGTTGGGATGATCCTCCTTATTTAACTAGAATTATATTCTCAGAAATGATAGATGGAGAAGAAAAGGAAGAAACTGGATTTGGTATTTCTACTCGTGAAACGGATGGAATGAACAGAGTACTCACAGTAAATTGTGAGAACTTGTTAATTTCTTTTAATGAAAAAATCTGGACTTTTCATCAGTATATTGCTTTATCAGAGGAAGAAATTAAAACTGTCTGGGATTAATAGGAGAAAAAATGAGTAAAGATATTATGGATGGAAATAATACTAAGATTCTTCCGTGTACTTGTACACACGCATATCAAGATAAGAAATATGGAAGAGGAAACAGAGTTCATAATAAAATCAAAACCGGTGCTGGTTGGAGATGTACTGTTTGCGGAAAATCTAAGTAAAGGAGAAAGTATGGATAACTTACAAAATTATGTTTCATATAATGATCTTAAAAGTGGAAAGGAGTACAAGCTTTATTACAACGATATAGATTTAACCGTATTAATTGATGATGGAAAAACTAAACACGTGGTTAAATTTTCCCAAGAAGAACCGACTAGTAATGTAATTTCTAGATTTGAAGAACTCTGTAATAATCCATATATAGCTAAACCCTCTAAAGAAGAGGAAGAAGTTGATACTTTTTTAGCTAGATTTAAAGACGGAGGGAAATAAATGCCGCCTGAAACGCTGGTTGGAGAAACTCTAGGAATAGAGTTTGAAACAGATTACGCTATTCGTATGGGGGATATGAGAGCGGTACGTGATGAAGAAAAAGCCGTACTGAGTCGTTGGCATGAAAATAGAGATGCCAGTATTGAAACAGATAGAAAAAGTATTTACGGAGTTTTAGTAGACAGTTTTCCTGAAAAGTTAAAAAAGTTTTTTAGACCTGATGAAATAGTTACTGGTGTAGAATATGTATCTGCAATAATGGATTATAATAATAAAGACCAAATAGAAGATAATTTAAACACTCTAACTGTTTTTCTAAGAAAAATAGGAGAACCATTAACTTCGGAAAGAAGTGGAATACATTTTCATGTAAGTGTTCCATATAACTTAAGAATTTTAAAATCAATTGTAAGATTGGGAGCCAACTTAGAAGATTTTTATTTTTATTTGGGTGGTTTTGGTTATGAACATCGAGGTAATAAAAATAATCATATATATTGTAGACCTATAACTCAATACGGTCCTACAGTGGTTAAATATTCTTCTACAGAGGGCCACCAAGTTTTTAATATAAAAGATTTACTGGATGCTAAAGATGTTAAAGAGTTTTGGTGGAGATATTATGCAACAGCTCGCGATGGAGGTAGAGCAGGGGATCATTATTCTCCTGTAAGATATCATTGGTTAAATCTCCTTTCCTTGATTCAAAAAGGAAGTTTGGAATTCAGAGTATTTAATAAAACATTAAATGTAGACTACATCATGGCAGCTTTGGAAGTATGTACTAAGTTTGTTGATTTAGCCATGGTATCTTCTTATGATACTCTGAAAACAGGAGACTTTTTAAGTAAAAATTCTATCTATCTTGATAGAAGTAAAGAAGAAATAGTAAATACTTTTAATATCTTTGCTGATAGAACAAACTTAAGTGAAAAAACTTACAGTATTGTACAAAAGATTATTAAACAAACTCCACACATTAATATAGACAAGGAATACTGTTTCACGCACAAACAGGGATATGACTCTCCATTTAAAGGTAGTGATTATCATCCTGAATTAATAAGTTTAAAATCAGTTAAAACACCTAACTTTGTTGACATTCATGTTTTAAGAGGTGAAAGAGGCGGAGAAAGAAATGAAGAAAGAGGTCCGAGATTTGATCCTAGAGAATTAGTTGCTCCTGAAAGACAAAGAATACAATTTGTAGTTGAACCAATTAGAATTTTTGAAGGGGGCAATATAATAGAAATAAATCCTGCCAATGTAAGTATAGTCGATCCACAACTACTTGCTGGAGGAATAAGTGTTCCTGATGGATATATATTAAAAACAGACGGAAATGTTAATTTTGTAGAAAATCGTAGGGGAAATGAAAGATGGACAGAAGCAAGATTTATAAGATTAATGAGAGGTGGTTGATAAATGTGCCAATTAAGTTATTCTAATTGTAAAAATGCTTATCTTAATGCTATGTTAGTATATCTAACATCTGTAGAAAATTCTCGCGTATCACATAGAGATGGTTTCGGTTTTATGGATAGTAACGGAGTTATATGGAAGACACACTTAGCAGCTTCCCAAATAACAAATCTAGGACAAGAAATTTTTCCTAAATATAATTTTGGTAATGGAGTAATTTTTCATGTAAGACAAGCATCTGTTGGATTTAGGCAGTTTATAACTGCCGACAAAGCACACCCTTTTCAAAGTAAAGATTTGGTATTGGTACACAATGGTACTTTGACTTATGAAGGAAAAGCATTTCTTCCATATACCAATATAGATACGGAAAATTTTCTTCTGCTTTTGCAAAAAGAATATAAAAGAAGTGAAAACAACCTACCACAAGCAATAATAAATACTTATAAAGATTTTGCTGGAAAGTTTGCTTTTATAATTTATGAAAAACCAACACAAAATTATTATATTGTAAGAGGTAAAGCTACAGTTTATCAATTAGAGTTTGATATTACAACTAAAACGGGCAAAAAGAGTAGAGGTGTTATATTTAATACTGAAAGAGCTACTCTTGACGAGGCAATGTTAAAATTCAAAAATATTTCTGAATTAATATTTAATACTAAAATAGATTATGATTTTAATAGAGATGCTAAACTGCTTCCAGATAATTCTATCTTTTTGTTAGAAGATACTACAGTAAAAAAGGTAGGAGAGGTTGTAGAAAAAGAGCCGTATGTTTATCCTCCTGTTGCTGTTGCTAGTCGTGCAGCTTCTTATGGTGAAGATGATTTAGACCAAATTCATGTAAAAATAGTGGACATGTGTAATAGATTCGAAATATCAATGTGGGAAATTGATAAATTATTCTTCTTAACAATGCAGAAACCACTAATCTCTTCAACTAGAGATGATTTGGTTGATTTTTATACTATGATTTTGAAACCGTTTGTGGATAATGAAGCAAAACTAATTACAAAGAATAGAAAAAAGACGTGGGAAAAGATTCTCAATAGAAATAATTATAACTACGAAGATATCTTTAAGAGAGTAGAATTTCCTTGGTGGATGAATGACAATAAAACCCTCGAAGCAATGAGAACAGGAAACTTAAAATGAGAAAAAAAATTCTTACTTCTCCGGTTAGTTGGCCATCCGCTAGATTATTAAGAGATTGTATACAAAGAATTACAGGGGAAGATATTTATATAACTGATGATCCTGATAAAGTTAAACGCGGTATACTTTTAAGATACGGAAATTCTGCAAGAGTACACGGAAGAGTGGAGGATACTGAATTTAATCCTCCGGATTTTGTACAATTCTGTGTAAATAAAGGTGTATTTTCTGATGTTATGAATGCTGTTGGAATTTATACGCCTGAGTTCTTTAACAGAGAAGCACCAAGACATTATCCTGTTCTTATTAGAAAAACTCTAACTGGTTGTGGTGGAAGAGGAATAGTTGTAGCTAGAAACGAACAAGAATTTGCAAGAAATTGGGACAGGCAATACAAATGGACTCAGTTTATTAAAACTAATTTTGAAGCTAGAGTTCATGTTCTTGATGGAAAGATTGTTCGTTTATTTGTTAAAGAACCAGAAGGTCCAGAAGGTCCAACTCCAATTAGAAACATTGGACACGGATATCACTTCTCTCTTAGAGAAGACATTGAAAATAAATATTCCAAGCTAAAAGCAATGATTCAAAAAGTAATCGCAGTATCTCCTAGATCACATTTCTTTGCAGCAGATGTTGGTTATGATCCTGAAAGAAAAGAATATGTTGTCTTTGAATTAAACTCTGCACCAGGATTAAACGAAAATACAGCAGATATTTATGCTAGATTCTTAGTAGATAAGATAGGGATATAATATGAATAAAAAAGGGAATATTAGAATTCAATTGAAAGATGGTGGTTTATTTTGCGGATCAATGAATATTGATACTTATCATAAAATACTACATGATTTTTTGGATTGCAATAAAGAATTTATATCTCAAGGGAATTGGAAAGAAAAAAAGAATAATATTGTTTCTATAGGATTCAGTCTTTTTCCTAAAGGAAAATAATGATAATAGGCCAAGAGCATATTCTAAGAGAATTAAGATTTCTCTTACCAGAATTAAGAGATGGAGCAAATGAAAACATTTTATTTAGAGGTCCAAGTGGGTATGGTAAAACGAAACTTGGACTTTCTTGTTGTGTTTTCATAGGTGCTCTACAAAGTGAATATCTTATTCCTAAGAATGGAGAAGTTAGTTTAAATCCTAAGTTTAGAGTTCATTTCATTGATGAGTGTCATGAAATAGAAGAACCTGAAACACTGTATCCATTATTAGATGCAAGAAGAAATACATTTATCTTTGCTACAAATGAGGTAGCAGTTTTAAAAGAACCATTTGTAAATAGATGTGTACAGTTTTTTATGAGAGAATATACTGAGGATGAACTATTAAGAATTGCTTATAATAGATTACCTTTGAGCAGAGAATTATTACTAGTAATAGTTAATAACTGTAATGGTAATCCTAGAATTCTACTACAATTATGTAGTAGAGTTGAGAGAATTTTACGAGGAGGAATTAAAATTGAGACTCCTGAAATAATGAGGGACGTTATTGCAGAAGTTTTAGATGTGGTAGATGGTTTAACAGAAATACACACAAGATATCTAAACTTTATTCGAGTAGCAGAAAGAGCAAGCTTAGATACTATTTCTGCGGCTATTCATGTAGACAAGGGTACAATTAAACAAGAGATAGAACCTCTTCTAATTGGAAGAGGAATGATTAAAATTTCTTCTAAAGGGAGACAAGCTAATGGAATATGAAACTTTATATGAACCAAATTTTATTAGAGAATATTTAACAGAAATTACTGCACCGATCTATGTAGAAAATATAAAAGAAAATCCCAATTATATTCTAAGACCGTTTGCTGGGTCTATGGATGATTATGTTAACATTTCATACGCTAATGGAAGATTTACTTTAACATATTCAAAATACCAAGGACACTATAATGTTACGACATACAAACCAAACATTGATTTTGCAGAAAAATATATAAACAAATTAGTAGAAGAAGGAAAACCAGTATCTTTACTTTTAGATATAGTAAGAAATAAAATAGCCTACGATATGACAAATTGTAAACCAGTTAATCCAGAATATGGGTTTCCAGATAAATCACTTGCAACCGGAACAGTTATTTTTATAGATACAGCTACAGATATGTTATTTAGAGTGAATCTATGGGGTAATTTAGCTTCTCTTATTAAAATGAATAATTATTATAGAAAAGAACTAATGCCTGGAATTATAACAATAAATGGGGCAGACTTTATTTGTACTTATATGGGAGCCAGCATTCTGGGAAAGTATATAAAAGATAATATAAATAGTATAGGGATTATAACTTCTGGTGAATGCCCAAATTTAAACTGGAAATCAGCTAAGAAGTTAATGGATGAAGTAAATGCTACTAAACTTCCTTTAGCTCCAAAAACAATAAATGTAGCATTACCACCCAGAAGTGATAGTAATACACCGACTGAGATAGGTAAAAGTATACATATAAATATAGAAGCACTATTAACATTAGGCACAAAAGATTTTAAAGATATGAAAGAGGATGAGGAAAGGTGTGTAGAATTTAATCAAGCAAGTCTTCCTGGGGTTATATCAATCTTTGTAAAGAAAGAGGATAAAAAACCTTATGTGCTCGTAAATACAAATGGTTTTGCAGAATATTCAGACACTATTAATGAAATTAAAAACAAATATAAAGTAATAATTAATGACCTAGTTTCAAAAAGAAAGAGAGTTTTTTATCCTAATATAGCTCCGGGTTCCGCTTGGAATGCGGTCGAATAAAAGGAGAAAAAAAATGACTGTTCAACTCTATCATAAGAACTGTAAACAAATTCTAAACATAGATTGCTCTAATATATTTGAAATTACCTGTAAGAGTATGGGTACAACTAGGACACAACTAAGACCATCTACTATTAGTATAAAACAAAGGGAAGAAGCCTCAACTCCAGTATATAAATGTGAGAGATGCGGAAAAGTAGAAAACATGGAAGACATTGTTGCTGTTTGTGATACATGTGGTGCTATAGAAAGTGTTCTAAAATTAGAACGGCTGTTTAAAACCGGACTTATTGTTTGTCCTAAATGTAAAGAAGAACATTCTGGTGAAGGTTCTAGAAGTCTATCTAAAATTATAACTGCAATATCTTTAGGTTAGGAGAGAGAAATGATTTCATTAGCATATCCGGCTTTTTATGATGAATTCAGTCGTTTTATTCCAGGTTTAAGTGTTATAACAGAACAGGACGATAATATAAATACTGATATTTTACAAAGGTCTGGTGTTGTAATTTTTACTGGAGGAAGTGATATAAGTCCTAGTATATATAAGGAACCTAATAAATCATCTTATTGTGATGAACGAAGAGATAAAATAGAACTTAAAATTCTCACCTTGATAAGAACTCATTTTGCAGGTAGAATAAAAATATTAGGCGTTTGTAGAGGACACCAACTAATCTGTAGTAAAATATATGGAGCAAAACTTTGTCAGGATATTTATGCTGAAGAAATTAATCATGAAAGAACTCATAAATTAGAGTTTACAAAAGAGAAATCTATTATTAAAAATATATTTGAAACTGTTAATTCTATGCATCATCAAGGAGTTAAAGTTAATGAGAACAATCCAGTCTTAACTAAAATAACTACTTCTACTTATAAAGGTATTATAGAATCTGTAGAAGACATCAAAAATAATATTTTAACCGTGCAGTTTCATCCGGAATTTATGGTAAGTTCTCCGGAAGCAAATGAATTTTTTAATTTAGTTATGCACTGGTAAATAAGGAGTTAATACATGAAAAGTAGACAAGAGATTTTGGAAGCCTTAGAGGATGCTAAAAAGGAGGCTAAAGAAGAAACAGAATCAAAACAAACAGATCTAGAAAAATTAAAAACAAGAGCAAAAGAAAGCGGGTGGTCAGTTCCAGATAGCACTGAGATATTGTTTTTAGCTGGAAATATAAACTCATCTTCTTATATAGCAATTCTAGGAAATGAGAGCGAAACACATTTTATATTAACAGGAAAAGAAGTTATATCTAATTTAGAAGAATTCAACGGAGGATTTTGGTTTAATAGGAAAATAGAAGTACTTAGAAGTAAAAAAGATACATATCAATCATATTCGTCAACCTATACAGGAGGATTCCATGTTGCGGCTTAAGGTTAATGACAATCTCTATCAGGTTAAGTTTTACTACACGAATACTAAAGGCATTTTAGCAAACGATCCAAACAGAGAAGTAAATGGAACAGAGTGTTCAATCTCTAAAAATGGAAATCTAATTGCGAAGGGACTTTCTTACTGTAGTCCTAGTGATGTTTTTATTAAAGCAATTGGTAGAAAACTTTCCCTGCTTAGAGCATCGGCACTAGTTGGAGACAAAGGAATTAGAACTTCCATTTGGAACGAATACTTTAAACTGTCTCCTAAATCAAAGCGGAGAATGTAAAATGAACAACAGAATTGTAGTTAAGAGAAAAGATTTAAATTTTGATTCTGGACAAGAAACCTGTAGGGAAAGAAGTGCTCATGCATACAATATAGAACATCAAAAAAGAAAAGATTCTGGTCCTGTTGAAATAATCCTGTATCTTCCAACAGATGGAAAACAATTAACTCAAAAAAGAAAAGAAATTTTAAAGAGAATTATTACAGAATTATTCCATTTCAAAATAAAATTAGATATGGAAACTACAAGATATACTTGGTTTGGGGAACAAAAATCTTCTCTAGAAATTAAAATAGGATTTGATAACAAATTACCAAGAGGAGAAGTATTATCGTGGATTCTCTTAACTGCTAATGCTGTTTTAAATTCTGATATTCTCTGTAAAACTAAGACAACTGGTAGAAGATTAGTGGAAAGACTCTCTGAATATCTTGAGTCAGATGGACTTGACGGTTATGAAGATGTTCCTGGAGTTCCTTACTATAAATTTTTTGAACGAATAGATGAACTAATCTTCCACAGAGAACACTACGATTATCATGGTAGGGGACCAATCAATTTTTATGAAAAGGTTTTTGAAAATGAATGAACAACAGTTAATCACAAAAGAATTTATTACAGTTAAAGATATTGATAGTAAACTCTATTATGTAGATGCTGCTATTACAACTAATAGTCTAAGAGAATCAATAAAATTTAAATCAGCGGAGGATGCTTTCACATGGATAGATATGAATAACTTAAAAAATGTTGTTGTGGAAGACATTTATTACTACGAATCATTCACTAAAATTCGAGAAATAAAAAAGGTATTTCTTGAAGCAGAAGAAGAAATACCAGAGGAGAGATTTAAAAATGTCTAACGCACAGTTTATAAATCTTAATGAAAAGGTTAAAGAATTACTTATTAATGAGGGGGAGGACGTTCTTACTTTTGAGGTTTCTGAGGAGGTAGATGAAATTGTTTTGCAATCAGATTCTTTTTCTATAGTGTTCTATCCTGATGGAACTTTTTCTATCTATGAAGATGAGGATGATATACTATGATGTCAGGATATTTATGTGAACTGGCTCAATATAATGAACTTAATCTTATGAAAGAAATAATAAAAAAAGAAACAGATCTAAATTGTAATATTAGTTCTTCTGAAAGTGGAAGAAGAACAGTTTTAAATGTAGCATTTGTAGAATTTGGGGGAGGTTTTTTTGTTCAGGAATTTCCAAACAATTGTTCTTGGATTGTTGTAACGGAAATAGGAGGATCGTATACAGAACAAAAGATTAAGATTACAGAATGTATAGCTAAAAAATTAAAATATGCAAATGTATTTTTATCCTTTCCTTTAGAGTGGGATGTATGCAGAAAGACAGTAGAGTCTTTAGGATATAAAATGATCCATTCTAATATTAATCTTCATTCTCAACATGAGGTTGGACTTTTCATAAAAGAAATAAAATAGGAGTTAAAAATGGATACCTTTGTTCAACGAATAGATTCAAGTTTTGGATATGGCTTCATTATAGACAGAGAGCATAAACAAGCTTGGGTAGAAGGTAATGGATTAAAATCTTCTCCTATTCCTATAAAAGAACAAGAAGACTTAAAAGAAGTTATTAACAAACTGAGCGAAGAACAACACGATTTGATGGATGCCTAAGGGAGAACAAAATGTATTTATCTTATTTAATAGATAGATGGGATGTTGGTAAGGAAATTCCTGAGCTTCCGGGCCACTATTGTCTTAATAAAGACGAAAATAACAGAGTAGTTGAAATTAGAAATGTTAAAACAGAGTTTAGATTCTCACTGTCTAATTTTTTATATAATTGTTCATTTATAATTTTAGGTAATATTGATAGTGAAACAGAATCTGAAACAAAAGACTCAATAAAAGCTGTTCTAGGTTTAATAAAAAACTTAGATTATACAGGATTGATAGTAACAAGCGTTATTAGTTCACACAGGGACTATCTTATTAATGATCTAGGATTTAAATTAATTTTTGATATTAGAAGTAGAAGAACTACAAATCAAAATTATTTATTAATGAAAGAAATTTAATATGAATAAATTAAATGAATATTTAAATAAGCAAGTGTTTAAAGTATTAGAAATAGTAACTGAAGAAAAACAAATAGAAGCATATGCAATGAACAGCATTGGTAAAAATAGGATTAGAGAACTGCTATTAAATATTTATGAGGCTGGTAGAACCGACGAACAAGAAGAATCCGACAATCCTCCTGATCCCGAAAGGAATTAATTATGTCCTTTGCATGGTTTTCTTCTAAAACTAAAGAAGATGCTATTAAATCGCACATCGAATATTTAAAAGTAATCAGTAAATCCGATTTCATGGGTAGTGCTCCAGTTTGTCTTGCACCTTTTAAATTTACTGATTTAGAAAGTGAATATTATCTATCTGTACAAACTTTCAAAGAATTTAATATTAATATTATTAATAAATTCATAGAACAAATAGCTAAAGTTAACATTATAAAAGAAACAGAAATAGAAAAAAAGGGGTACATAGATTCAAAACTTAAAAGTTCATATTTTTTATCTAAAAATCAACATGACTATGGAAATTCCGAACCTAATATAGAAGCAAATATAAAGATAAAAGTTTTGCTTTTAAAATTAGAAGCTAAACCAAATGTTGCACACTCTATAAAACCATATCTTTATTATTTAATTTACTGTTTATTAAGGTCTTTTTCTATTGATGAACATTATGGTTATAGAGGAAATCATAATATTGTTAATGCTGTTGAACATAAACTTAAAACTATATTTACTAATGAACATTTTGTAGATAATATACTTGATTGTTTTAATAAAACACATAGTTCTACAAATCACTGTTTCTATAGTAGAGAACTAACTAAAGAGGAACTATTAAAAATCTTTAATAAGAGCACTTGGTCTAAAAAGAACACTAGATTTATTAAAGGGATTATTCCTCCTGAACACTATAGACAAACTAAAATCATTGATTGTATATTAAATAGGAATGAATAATAATGTCAACAATACAAAAATTTGAATACTACTGTGCTACATCACCAAAAGTCAAATGGACAAAAGAGTATAATGGATTTGAATCTATAGAAGACTTGTTAAGTGCTGAAGATATTGAAGAAGCAATTATTGCTATTGTACCTTCTGGTGAATGGCAAGGAAGAATTAGAGTTACTCTTGAATATTTCCCCGATGAAAAAGAAGATAAGGAGGTCTAAGTGGACAACAGTAAACCTGTGAAGACGCAAGAAGATATTTGTGCCCGTGAAGGTTGCGGCCATAGAAGGGCCGTTCACTCTCCCTTCGCCGTAACAAATTGTTTGGTTGACACACCGAATTTGTGTGGCTGTATGGGCTTTGTAGAACAGGAAATCGCCGATGCCTTGCATGGAACCGGGTGGATAAGGCCTCTTGTTCGTGAAGCCAGCGCGGAGGGGTGTACCAAGTGCGACATGGACGACATCGTTGACGCATCGGTCTGCCCGAAGCATCCCGCCTCCCCTGCGGCCCCCGAGGGCGGGGAGAAGTGTACCAAAATAACCATTGACAGCATCAAGGGCGATGACGGATATGCGCTAAATTATGGTTCAACCGGCGCTTATCGCGTGGATGTGTTTCCGCCAAGCGAAGAAATGCCTGTGGCAACTATAAGTTTACAAGAACCGGATATGACCGCAAAGGACGCCCGAAAATTTGCCATACTCCTAATTGCGGCCACCATTTTTGCAGAAGAAAAGTATGGAAAGGCAGAATAAAAATGTGTAAACACGGCGATGTAGTAATTCTGAGAGTTCCTATTTCCGATCTAATGTCACATACCGGAAGTCATCGTTGGGCGTATAAGGATGTCGATAGGTGTATTGCCCCAATCGTTCAAGCACTCAATGACGCAGGAATTTATACATCCGGAGCGTGTTGTGGGCATGGAGAAAATCTTGGAAGTATTTTACTGAGGGATGGAAGGGAAGTAATTGTTAAAGCGGAGGCTAATTGTCCGCATCCCGCCTCCCCGCCGAAAGAGGAGCGGAGGGAGTTGGACGAAGGCGAGAGTGTACAAAATGGGGACGTTTGTGATTCGCGCGGAGCGGAAATGCCAGTACCTGCGTTGTGGATAGGGCAAATATACCATCGCGAGAAGTCAGTTACGCCGGTCTATCACCTGACCCGTCGCGCAACAGACCGGCCCGCCCCGATCCAGGATGGAAAACCAAAATGATAGATGAGAATTGGAAGTCAATACCCAGTTGGGAAGGAAGATACGATGTATCCGATCTTGGTAATATTAGGAGTCTGTCGTATCGCGGCGTAAAAAGAAAAGAGCCGTTGATAATGAAGGCATCTTTTAACGATTGGGGGTATTTACAGATCGCATTATTTGACCGGCGCTGGAAAAAACACTACCGCGTTGCCAGTTTGGTTTTATTGGCTTTTGTCGGGCCAAGACCAAAAGGTAAAGAGGTTTCTCATTTGGATGGCAACAAAACAAATAACAAGCTATCCAATTTGAGGTATGAAACGGCCCGCGAAAATCAACATAGGCTGAAAGAACACGGAACATGCCAATACGGAGAAATGAATCCGTTTCATAAACTTACAAGTCAGGATGTTTTAGAAATCAGAAGTCTCAAGAAACTTGGTTTTAGCCTAAGCAATCTTGCCGCAAAATATAAGGTTAACCCAAGTCATATCTCAAGAATATGCTTGGGATTGGCATGGCGTCATCTTCTGCCAAAAGACAAGGTGCTGGGAGGTGAGAAATGACCTGCATATACTGTGGACGCGACGATAGGGGAAGCGCAAATACTGCCGCCCGCGACGCTGAGATAAAAGACTTAAAAGAAAAACTAAAAGATATGGCAGATGATATTCATAAGTTGGTTACTGAGATACACAAGAATTGTCCTAAAGACCAAATAGTAAAACGTTGGATTGAGGCATGTGATTATCATGCTCGTATTGCATTAGGAGAATAAACAATGATATACTACATACTTATTGCGTTTGGTTTGTGGGCTGTTTATATGGTTCTATTTGGACACAATAAATATACTGGAGAACCAGCCGGGTTGTTAGGAGAAGCCCCTGGATATGTAAATGTAATGTTTTTAGTAATCATCATTTTATTACTTACAATCGGGATATTATCTTTGTAAATAAAAACACCTAGTTAACTAGGTGTTTTTAATAGGAGAATTAAAATGATAAACAAAAAAACTCTTTATATTAGAAACATTATAATCTGTTTATTATCAATTGTTGAAGGAATTTTTTCAGTACTTGATAGTTTAATTAGATTATTATTGTTTCCGATATCCTTTACTGAAAAAGGCCAGTATGGTTTTAATACTGGCCTAAGAAAAATAGCAAATTGGGCTTGTTCAAAAGAATATGAAATATTTTTTAATATAGAAAAGAACAAAAAGCATTAAATTAAGTCTGGATACAGTTTGTGAATTCCCCCGGTTTCTCCCCGGTCAGTTTTCTCTGGAAATAAATCCTCCAATTTTACTTCTTCAACAGGTTCAGTTAGTACAGGAACAATTACTAATTGAACTATTGGTTCTCCACGTTTGATAACCAATTGATAATCACAAGAATTATAAATCTTAACTACCATTTCCCCCTGATAAGACTCATCAATAACCCCACTCCCAATTAAAAAATCACTTCTACCTTTTGGCCAAAAGAAACCCACACAACCTTTTGGTATTTTTACTTTAACCCCGGTTCTCACCAATTTAATTTTTCCTTCGTCTATTAAAACGCTATCTAAAGCATATAAATCTGCTCCAGCGTCTGTGGGAAATTTTCTAGTAGGAGCAAACGCATTGGGGTTAGTCTTTGTAAACTGTAATGTCATTGAATCTTTTCCTCTTTCTTAACCTCTTTCTCTAATTCCTCTTTAAGATTTGAAACAGAATAACTTGTACCAAAGTTCTTATTAAGAGTTTCTATCATAACTTTAGTAGTATTAAATGGGTCTATTTTCTTAATGTTTTCTGTAGCAAACCCAAGTATAAAATTAGTCTCTGCATATAGGTTAATTATCTCAGTATATATTGTAATTAACAATGAGTGAAACTTCAATAACTTATCAATATATCCTAGTAGTTCTTTTTCTCTCTCCGTTAAATCAGCCATTAAATTAATTTAATCCTTTCTAAAATTGTCTTAAAACGCGATTTTAATTTTCTGGAATTTTTTAAATATTAAATTTCCATTAAAAACTTAGCATTTTTCTCTATTAAAAGATTTAATTCTTCTTTAGTGCCCCCTCCAGCAAAGAAATCACAGGGATCAAATCCCTTATTATATCCCCCAAATGTATAAATCTTACATCTCGATTCACCTAAAACTTTAACTACTTTTTCTACTCCTTTCTCTCCTGCTGAATCATTATCATACAAGACAAAAATTTCTTTCTGTCTAATAAAATATTTAAACCAGTCAGTAGAAAAATACTCCGATCCTGCATTATGACTTACTGCTGGAAACCCATGTTCTACCATAGTAATACAATCCAATGGACCTTCAGTAATATAAACACGATCAACTAATTTTAAGATTTCTGAATTAAATAACAAAGGCCCAAGACTTCTATACCAAGGAAGAATTCTTTTAGGGTCTTCCCTCCTCATCTGAAAATTCTTAAAAGTTCCATCCATAAAAATTGGAACCATGTACCAACCTTCAAAATACCCCAATCTAAACATATCAATAGACTGGTCATTAATTCCTCTTTTGTACCAGTACTCCCTTGAGTTTCTTTTACCATTCTCGTAAAAGATGTCAACTAACTTAGGATAAACTAGAACTTCTTCTTTCTTTCCATTGAGAACAGAAACAAAAGTGTCTTGGTATTTATCTAAATTGCGTAGGTATTCTTTGGCTTGGTCATTAGAATATCCTTTAATTTTAGTAAGCCAAATATAGATATTACCAAAGATGCCCTGACTGTTCCAATAGAACATTTGTTCTTCTGAATCAATAACTAGAGAGTTATGTTCGCGGGTTCTTAACCAACGACCATTTCCCTCAATAGAAAAATCCCTTGAGATTAAATCTTCAAGTCTACCCATGATTTATCTTTTCCAGTATCCTTCTGGCATCCACATTTGTAATATATCACTCCATCTTGAATTATCATTACATTTTCTACAGTATTTAGACTTGTATTGATTACCTTTTTCTATTTTTGTATAGAAACCAGAAAGTAATTTTGCTTTTCCGCAAGCACTACAGATATATTTTTTCCCATTCATGGTCACTATTATATCATATTCCAAAAGAAAAGTCAAGTAGATAGAACATTTGTTCTTATTTCTCTTATATATAAGCATTATATATAACACAATAAGTATAATATAGTATTTAATTAATATAGAATAAGTAATAATACATACGGAATTTAGACAAATAAGACAAGATTATCCGAATTAAAAACTTGACAACTGATAAATTCTGTGGTATAATAACCTAAACTTTGGAGACTTAATGTTTACTCTCATACAAAACACAAGCATATTACCTACAACTTTTTTTGAAATAGAACAAGCCCAAGAAGTTTCTCTCGATATAGAAACTGATGGGCTTGATCCGTTTATAAATAAGATAATATTACTCCAGATTAGATTTGCTGATAAAACATTTATCTTTGATGTTAGAAATCTACATTCTGGAGTTATTAATATTGTTCTAAGTTATGTTAAACCTAAATTAATTTTAGGACATAATTTAAAATTTGATCTTAAGTTTCTAAAACAATATTTTAAATTTGAGCCCACTAAGATTTATGATACTTTTGTAGCAGAAGCACTTATTAATAATGGATTAAGAAGTCCTTATTATTCTCTAAAAGAACTGGTAAGTAAATACTGTATGACTAATTTAGAGAAAGATGTTCGCTCAGACTTTATTGATAATTATAATATAAATTTAAATCAAGAACACTTGATGTATGCTGCTTTGGATGTTGAATACTTTTCTCAAATAAAAGAACAACAAGTACAAAAACTAGGGGAACAGAACCAACTTAAAATTTTAGAATTAGAGAATAGATTATTACCTGTCTTAGTAGAAATGGAACTAAACGGCGTTAATTTAAATATCGAAAAATGGAAATCTATTTATACAAAAGTTGGTGAAGAACTTGTTAGTCTAAGTAAATCAATTAAAAAGAGAATGGTTTCTGATATTCTTAATACTAGTAATTTGAAATTTAAAAACTGTTTAGAAGTTGTAAATGAAATTTGTATTCCTGCTAAAACTAAAAAGTTACAAAGTACTTTAGAACAACTAACAGACACCGGTTCTATTTCTTCTTGGTTAGAAGAGAATATAAATCTAAATTCAAACAAACAATTGCTAATGATTTTAAATAAGATTTATAAATTAAACGTTAAGAATACCAACGAGAAAACAATTAATAAACTTCTAGATAAATCAGATATTATAAAAGAGTTGCTTATTTACAGAGAAAAAAGCAAAGAGTTTTCTACTTATGGAGAGAAATTTCTAAGTCATATTCATCCAATAACAGGAAGAATACACGGTGAATATAATCAGTTAGGGGCGGCTTCTGGTAGACTGTCTTCTAGTAATCCTAACATGCAGAACATTAAAAGAGGTTCTAATTATAGAACTTGCTTTATAGCACCAGAAGGCCATAAGTTTTTAACATTGGATTATGAACAACAAGAGTTAAGAGTAATGGCTTCTATCAGTAGAGAACCATCTATGACTGAAGCATTCCAGAGAGGAGATGATATTCATCAACTGACAGCAAACAAAGTTGGAGTTATAAGAGATACAGCTAAAAATATTAACTTTGCAATGGGTTATGGTTCCACAGAGTTCGGTCTTTATAAAAACTTTGGTATTCCGCAGGATTTAGGCAAACAATACATAGACGCTTTTTTTAATTCTTATCCTAAGATAAAAGAGTTTAGTGTAGCTATTGGAGATTTTGTTGCCAAAAATTTATACTCTTCAACTGTTTTAGGACGCAAAAGATATTTTGAAGATCGTAAATTATTCAGAGATTATAGGGATGAAAGTACTTGGTTTGACTCAATAAAGAGAGAAGGAGTTAACCATGTTATTCAAGGTACTTCAGCAGATTGTACTAAAAAAGCTTTATGTAACATGTATTATAATAATCCATTTGGTGAAGATATAAAATTAATCTTAACTGTTCATGATGAAGTAGTGGTTGACTTTATTAATAAAGAGGGCTTAGAAATTAAAGTAAAAGAATTTTGTGAGAAAGCAATGAAAGATACAGAGGCAGAATTTTTAGTTAATATACCCCCTGCTGTAAAAGGAGTTACAGACTTTGTCTGGTCAAAATAAAAGAAAGTGTAGGAAAAGACATCTATTTAAATTACTAAATGAATCAGAATTGAAAAGAAATCCAATAGATAGTTTGTATTATTATCATGATAGTAATTTTATAGTGGGTGCGGAATGTGTACGTTGCGGTAAACACATATCAAATAAAACTATAATTAAAATTTTAAATAAATATACAGGAGTAAATAAATGATTTATATTGTAAATGCTTATGATAAATTAAGTAGAAAATATGTACCACATATTGTTTCTTTTATTAGAGAATCTGATTCTGAAGAACCAATTATTAATAATTATGTTTTGAAAAGTGAAACAATGAATTATGAAGACGTTGAATTTTGTATTGTTAAAAATTTAACCAAAGATCAAGAACAAGAATATGAAAATAATTTAAATATTGAAATGAATAAAAACGCAGAGTAAATATGGCAAAAAAGAAAACTTTTTTAGAAAATATAACAGAGGAATTTGAAGACGCTTTTGATTCTATTTTAGTTAATGAGGAAACAGATTCTAAAGTAGAAGTTATTCCTACTAGTTCTGTTAGTTTAAATACTTCAATTGGAGTGGGGGGAATTCCTAAAGGCAAGTTTACTGAAATCTTTGGTCCAGAATCTGCTGGTAAAACAACATTAGTTTTAGATATCTGTAAAAATGCTTTGGCTCTAAACGGAAAGATTTTATATTTAGACCCAGAACACGGTATGAATTATGAATATACTAAACAGATTATTGGAGATTATGACGAAGCTAATTTAATAATTCTCCAACCAGACACAGCAGAAGATTGTTTTAGATTAGCAGAAGAAGGAATTTCATCTGGAGAATTTAGTCTTATAATCTTAGATTCTATCGGTGCTCTTGCTCCACAAAAAGAAAAAGAAGATAAGTTTGAAGACTCTCAAGTAAGTCTTTTACCTAGACTTATATCTAAATTCTTAAGACGCAACCACCATAATGTTAAAGTTAATAATGTTGCTATGGTTTTTATAAACCAGTTGAGAGACAAGATTGGTGCTTATATAAAAACCTATGATACCCCAGGTGGACACGCTTTAAAACATATTGCTTCTTTAAGAATTTATTTATATGCTGGAGATAAGATTAAAGATTCTGATAAAGAGATTATTGGTAATGCAGTTGAATTTACTATTAAGAAAAACAAATTAGCTGCTCCTCTAAAAACATTTAACTTCCCATTAATCTTTGGTAAAGGAATAGACTCAGTAAAAGACACAGTTAACTTTGCTACTAAATTGGGAATCATCCAAGTTAGAGGACCGTATTATAGTTTTGAAGATACTAAACTAGGTCAAGGAAGTGTAGAAGCATCCAGAACTTTATATGAAAATCCTGAATTACTTGACAAGATAAACAAGATGTGCTATAATATTGTGAATATAAAAGAAGGTGAGGAAAAGGATGAATAGAACTATTGCATCTAAAAGACTTTACTCTTTGGGGGATTATAAGAATGTAACATTTGAAGATGTTATTGAAGGTCTTCCGGAAGATATTATGATGAACCACGAACTTGTTGGGAAGTTAAGATATCTTCAGTTGATTGAAATGGAAATCATGCTCAATAAGTATTTGGAATTATACAAGACCTTCAAAAATAAATCACCAGAGGAGATTATAAAACTATTGGAGGAAACCAGAATTCAACTATTAGACTCAATTAAATATATTTTAAACGGCAAACTATCAACTCAAACAAACATTAAATTAGAAAAGGAAAATTAAAATGCCTACAGATACCCCTGAAAAACCCTCATATTACAAAACAATAACTAGACTTCCTTTCATGGATTTACGCCAAGGTGATAGAGTAATTAGACTTTTGGATGAAAGAGCACCTGGATTTCAAACTCATTATCTTAAAAAACAGGGAGTTTCTATTCACTGTATAGGAAAAGAATGTCCTATCTGTAAAAGAAACGATCAGATATATTTTGAAAATCCCAAAGGTTTTAGAGATAATCCTGAATTCATTTCAAGTAGAGAGATTTATATTGTTAATGTTTTAGATTTAACTAACTGTAAAACTTGTCCTGAATGTGGAACCGATAACTATCCAGTTCAGGGACAGTTCTCTCCGACTTGTTCTAAATGTGAAACTATAATTACTACAACTGAAGCCAAATCTTCTAACACTGTTAAGATTTTAATGCAAGGTAAAGACTTGTTTAATACTCTTAATGCTGTAGAAGCCAATATGCTAAAGAAAAATCCAGCGTTTAGTAACTGGACTAAGTACAATCTTTTGATTACTACTACTGGAAAAAATAGAGATACTACTAGAGCAGTTCAAGCAGACGAAACTCAAACCGAAGCTATATCAGAAGAACTCTTATCTAAGAAAGCAATTCTTTCTACTGTTCTTATTGAGTTAGTTCCAGATGAAATTGAACAAGCGGTAAGAGGAGTTTCTTTGAAAGACATCTTTGCTGCCAGAAAAGCAACTGCTGAAAATACTTCTGCTAAATTAGAAACCGAAGTATCAGAAGAAACTAAAGCTATAGTAGATGGATTAATGAACTAATGGCTAAGACCATTAAACCTGTTTTAAAGAATCAAGGGCATAGTTCTAGTATGCAAACACCAGATTATGCCCTTGATCCATTAATTCCTTTTTTAAATAAAAACTTTCCAATTTGGGAATGTGCTTGCGGAACTGGAAATCTATATTATACTTTAATAAGAAGAGGATTCAAAGTATTTAAATCTGATATATTACCTCCATATGGTATAGATTTTACAAAATGTATTACTACTCCAACAGAAGATTGTGTAATAGTAACAAATCCCCCATATAATATAAAAGATAAATTTTTGCAAAAAGCCTATGAGTTAGGTAAACCATTTGCTTTTCTTCTACCAATAGAATCTTTAGGTGGTGCAAGAAGACAAGAAATGTATCGTAAGTATGGATTAGAAGTTATTCTGTTTCCATTTAGAGTAAACTTTGAAACTCCTAATGGTGGTAGTAGTGCTTGGTTTCCCGTGGGATGGTTTACTTGGGGATTTAATATTGGAAGACCATTAACTTTTGTAGAGGATACTAGACATGAAGTTTCTTGATTACTTAGAAACATATAAATCTCCAATATCAAGAAAAATAATAAAAGCCATTTGGAATTTAATAAGTGAACACCCAAGACAGTATGATTTTTACGATATAGTTCAAATTATTGGAAGACAAAACATAGGGTTTGCTTCTGATATCAGAAGACTTTTAGCAGAGATGGATTATAGAGTTATTAGTGACCATTTTGCGGACAGGAAATTTATATGTCTGAAGGATTAATTAATATTTATTTAAAGAAAATAATTACAGATAATGAACCTAATCCCGGTAAGATATTAGCTAAATTCTTTTGGGAATTGTTTGAGATTGCTCCTAGAACCCAAGATATTATAATGTTTAACAAATTAGTTAAACTATTTGGAAGAGAAATAGTTTTTGAAACCGTAGTAGATTCTTACAATATAGATGGAATAGATTTTAGTAAAAGTTTATATCCTTTGTTTCTAGCAATAGCAAAAAGAAAGATAGGTAATGATACTACAATTTCAAATGATTTATCTGCGTATTTTGAATCAGTTAAAGAGAAAGTAGAAAATATAAAAAATGGAGAATAATCTACTACCATATGATGCTGAAGTTTCATTTCTTAGTTTATTAATAAAAACACCTGTATTATTTCATGACATTAAAAATATTAAATATTGGATGTTCTCCGCTGTTCCCCATCAAATTTTATTTCAAACTATTATAGATATAAATTCTAAAAATTTAGTTGCAGATGTTAATCTACTTCACGAAGCATTGAAGGCTGAAAATAATTTAGATAAAATCGGAAGTATAAAGTACTTAGATTATCTTAGTTCTCTCGATTTATCTATTGAGAATTTTCCTGAATACGAAAAGTTAATAATTAACTCTTACAAAACTAGGGCTATATCTGCTATCTCTGTTAAAGTTAGTTCTGAAATAAAAACTAAAGACCCTACAGAACTTATTGAAGAAACCAAAGAAGCACTTGACAAATTATCTTTATATGGTGGTGGAGAAAACACCCGTCCATTAGATCAAGTATTAGATGATACTTTAGTTTCTCTAGAAAAGAAAGCTGAAAATCCTGGGATTGTTGGGATTGGATTAGGAATAGAACAACTTGATTTAATTACCGGCGGTGCTTGTGGTGGTGAGGTTTGGTATATTGGTGGTCGTCCCGGCATGGGAAAGACAGCTATGATGTGTAACTGGATTCTACATGCTGGTAAACTAAACTACCCTATTTTAATTATTGAAAGAGAAATGAGAGATACTTCATTAGCTGAAAGATTGTTAGCTCTTGAAACCGGTATATCTGTAAATGATTTAAGAAACGGTAGATTAGATAAAAGCCAATTAATAACTTTAAGACAGGCATCAGATAAAATTCGTTCCTATCCAATCTATATTGATACAGATATGTCTGAGGGCTTTGAATATTCTATTGCTACATCTAAAAGATATATTCATAATAAGGGAGTTAAGTTAATCTACATTGACTATATTCAACTAGAAACAGAAAGAGAAGAAAATCAAACCCAAGAGTTAGGTGCGTTGTCCAGAAAGTTGAAAAGAATTTCTGTTGGAGAAGATGTAACCTTTATTGCCTTCTCGCAGTTAAATAGATTAGTAGAACTAAGAGATAACAAGCGTCCTAGACTTTCAGATTTAAGACAGTGTGGTAACTTAGAGGAAGACGCTGACTTTGTAGTAGGCTTATATAGACCTTCTTACTATGAAGACAAAATGAAAAACTCTAAAATATTAGAACATATTATTTTAAAGGCTAGAAATGGACCTACAGGTACAGTTACTCTAGACTTTATTCCAGAAACAAATAAAATTACAGAACATAAAAGATAGGAGATTGATAATGGAATTAAAAGAAAGAAATGAAACATTAAAAAAAGAAGTTCAAAGATATGTAAATGTTGGATATCAAATAAAGTTTATGTCGGATACTACTGCACAGTTAGTAAGACCAAAACAATTTAATGGTTGTGCTGCTACTCTGTGGTTTTTGTGTTTTGGTGTTGGGGTTTTAATTTACATTTTTTATTATATGACAAAAACTGATGAAATAGTTAATATAATAATTGATGAGAACGGAAAGAGTATTTGTTCTTAAGGAGAATAAAGTGTATGCCAAAAATTAATGTACGCAGGAAAGGTAATCAGTGGGAAAGAGATTTAGCTGGACTCTTAAATGAAAAATTAGTAGATAGTACTTGGAAAAGAATTCCGGGTAGCGGTGCTTTAGGAACCCAATTGGATATGGGACAGCTGACTAGTGACTTAGTTGGAGTACTTCCCTTTACCAAGAAGACGATTAAACTTGAAGCTAAGGTTGGTTATGGTGGTGATAAACAACTAACTATTAAAAAAGAATGGTTAGATAAGATTAAGATGCAAGCAGAAACTACTTATTCTATTCCTGTTTTATGTTGTAAATTCTCAGGAGCTAGAGAGGGAGTTAAGATTTTCTTTGTTTTAGACTTTGACACTTTCTGCAATTTTCTTAATTTTACCACCGATCTTTATCAAGAACTAGAAGAGACTATTGACAAACAACCTAAAATATGATATAATGTTTTGAAAAGGAGTCCACTATGGATAAGACAGTTGTAAGCATTTCTAATTTGGATAATAAATGTCCGAGATGTGGTAAAAACGAAGCATCTGATTTACATACCTGTCCTCTTCAAGTAGATGTTCTTGGTAATGAAAACTTTACTTGTACTTGTTGTGAAGAATGCCAAAGACAATGTGCAGATGGTATATAAAAGGAGACAAAATGTTTTCAGGAATGACCTCTAGAGAGGTTGTTTATAAAGCAATTGATGGAGAAAGAGATTACCAAAATAGTAGCTGGAGTTCTGAATTTGATGATTCAAAATGGAGTATTGGTGATTGGTTAATCTTTATTCAGAGATATGTTAATGAAGCAGAAAATAATTTGGGTTATCCGTGGGCTATGGATTCAATTAGAAAAATTGCTGGACTTGCCGTAGCTTGTATGGAATATAATGGAGCACCGGAAAGAAAACCAAAACCTGTACTTACTTCCGGAGGACACTAAATAATGTCTGAAATAAAAATTCCTGATTTGGATAAAATGGATAAGTTGGTTCAAGAGATTAGCACCATTAGCATAGAAGTTGCTAGACTTTCTACAGAATTAAAATTAGCTCAGACAGATATAATTAGAACAGTAACTACTGATCCGGCATATTTTGTTAGGGGAAAGCCACCGGCTATGAATTTCATCGAAGGAACTTATTCATACACTGGAATTAATGGTGAGTTGATAGAAAAGCGAAAGTCGTTAGCTGAAATGGAAGCTATGCTAGATGCTAAAAAAACATTGTTAGATTTTTATAAAACTGTTATAGAAGTTTGGAGGACGCAGAGCGCGAACGAACGAAATTAATGATAAATATTAGCGCAAGCCTTATTCGAGATTTTTTAGACTGTCCACAGAAAGCTTATTTTAGACTTTACTATCCTGAGTTATCTGAAGTAACCCCGGAACAAAAAGCCGGAAGTCTTGTTCATAAAGTAGTTGAAACTTGTACTAAAAGAGAAGATGCTTTAGATTTAGCACACTCAATGATTATAGAACAGGATTTAATAGGAAATGAAGCGCATATTAAAGAATGTATAAATAATTATTTTGATACCTTCTTTGATTGGACAGATAAAAATGATATTGTTGAAGCTAAATTTAAACTGGACTATAAAGGATTTAATTTAGTAGGAAAGATAGATCGTATTATAAAAGGTAGTACTTTAATTGATTGGAAGACTTCTATTAAACCCCCTAAAGATTTAGATAAGGATGTTCAGTTTATTATTTATCAGGAAGCTTTTGAAAAGTTATATGGTTTTTCTCCAGTGTCAATGATTTATGCTTCATTAGGAGCAAACAAAGCTTTTCAAGTTCATACTAAAAGTAAGTATAGAGAGTTTGTTTTTAACAATTTAATACCTAAAATTGTTTATATATTAAGTTCTCCGGCAGAACAATTATTTTATAAGAGAGGTATATTACAACCAAACTTTATGTGTAATTATTGTGGTTTTGCTAGAGATTGTTTAAGTGAGGAATTTGAATCAGATGTCGTGGATAGTTGAAACATTATTATTAAATAGAGAGAAAATAAGAGCCTCTCATAATCTAGAAGATGATTATTATAATAATCTATTAATCCTAGAAAAGAAAGTAGAGGAAATGGTTAACGACTGTGCCTTTTCAGACATTGAACTTATTATTCTTCATTTTCTTCTAAATAAATCTATCACTAATAATTTGTATAAGACTAAAGATTTCAAATCTCTTTGTAATAAAATAGCTAAATATTCTGGTGGATTTTTTACAGACGATGGTTATGTTTATTACATAGTAAACAAACATAGATTTAATCATAAACAAGAAAAACAAATTAGAAAGTATCTTAAATCAAGAAGGATGGATAATGACAAATAAAACGTTAAGATGTATCCACAGGCACACGATCGAGGATCACCCATCTTGTTTTGCTACTGGTATGGTTAAAGCCCCGTTAGCAAAATCAAAGAAAGTAACTCCTTGGTGGAAAGAAGCAAATATTAGAATTGGTTATTTAGATATTGAGACTAGTCATTTGGAAGCTGATTGGGGAGTAATGCTGACTTGGGCAATTAAAGACCGTAATGGTGAGGTTGTTTCTGATTTTATAACTAAGGAAGAATTATTTAATGGATCAAATGACCTTAGAATAGTTAAATCTCTTTTGGAAGAAATGAAGAAATATGATGTGTTTGTAACTTATTATGGAACGGGTTTTGATCTTCCTTACATAAGAAGTAGAGCATTGTTCTATAAACTAAACCCACCAGCCTATGGAGAAAACTATCATTTTGATTTATATTACACCGTAAGAAGTAAGCTTAGATTGCAAAGTAATTCCTTAGTGAGTGTCTGTCAATTTTTTAAGATACCGGGAAAAGGAAGAGTAGACGCCGCCTTATGGCAAAAAGCCAGATATGGTGATGAGAAATCTTTACAAGAAGTTTTGAAACACAATTTAGAAGATGTTGTAGCTTTGGAGAAAGTTCATAAAATTATGGAGCGTTTCCAAAAATGGATGAAGAAGAGCGCCTAATGAAAAAAGTAGAAGAAGAAAAATACCCTATTCGTAATACTAGTACTGATGTAAACTTTAAATTTGATAAGGGAACTTGGGAAGTAAACCTAGCGGTTGTGTTCTCTAGAACTACTGTAGAAGGCAAAAAAGAATCTTTTGAATATAGAGTTAAGGCGTATGATAAAGATATGAATAGAGCACTAGTTACAGTTCAAATGTCAACTACAGCTTATTTAAATACACACACGGAGGATGAACTTTATGGACACACAGAAGACCAAGTTACAGGTAACAAAGATTCCAAGACTTAACTCTCTTGTTATCACACAAGAGGGGCATGACTTCTTTGTTTCTACCAAGAATGGAATTATAATTAGTGTAAGTCAATTAGCCAATTTAATTCTAATTCTTATACGACTTGGATTCTTAAATCCTAAAGTTCTAGAGGGTATTTTAGAAGACGTACATACATCAGAGAAATATAATAGTGAAAGGAAAATTAATGATAGGTAAAACAGTTATTATTTTACTTTCCGGAAAAGCTGGAACAGGTAAAAGTTTTTTTGCCGAGAAGTTAAGATTAGCATTTGAGTATAGAAATTATAACGTAGAAGTTCAACATTTTGCTTCAGTATTAAAATCAATAGCTAAACAATATTTCTGGTGGGACGGAGTTAAAGACGAAAAGGGCAGAAAACTTCTTCAACATTTAGGCGATGTTGGTAGGGAATATGATAAAAATGTTTGGGTTAAAAATTTAATCGAGCTTAGATTAATGACTAGTCCCAAATATCCACAAGATGTAATCATAATTGATGATTGGCGTTTCCCAAATGAATATCAGTATTTGAAAGACAATTTAAATTATTCTATTTATACTATAGAAATGATAGCGCCAGATCGTGCAATTTTAAAAGGAGAAGCTGCTAAACATATTTCAGAAGTAGCTTTAGAAGAATTTAATTCATATAATTTTATAGTTAATAATAGTGAAGGTATTAATATAATTGATTCTGTTAAAGAAATCGTAGATGAAATAGTTGAAAAGGAGGATAATTATAATGAATGAAGTAGAACAAGTTTTAATTAATTTCTTAGTTGCTTTTATTACAACGTGTACTCCAGTTGTTGTAGCTTTTGTAGTTGCTTGGATTAAAGCTAAAACTGATGAAATTAAAACAAAAATCTCTGAAAGACTTTCTTCGGAGCAACAGTACGCTTTAGAGTGGGCGGCCAGAAATGCTGTGTTAGCTGCTGAGCAATCTGGATTAAAAGATTTAGCTATCAACAAAAAAGCTTTTGCTATTACTGCTGCTGAAAGATTTTTAAAAGCACAAGGATTTGATATTGATTTAGATGTTATTGCGGAAGCTATCGAAGCCGCTGTTTGGTCAGAGATAAACTCAACCAATCCACTTAAGAATACAGCACTAGCCGAGAACATTAAAGCAACCAATTCGGATCAAAATTGTCCGAAATAGATACTTGACAATTAATAAAAGATATGATATAATATCTAAAATGAGTAGCATTGAGGGATGCCCGTCAAACAAGACGTATGAGATGCTGGCCGATGGCCAAGGTTCGTAGAAGTCATGATCTACTATTCACCTAACAGAATCTCAGCATAGCGACCTGAACTACTCATTTTTTTATTCTAAAGGAGAAAAAATGTCAGACGACAAGTTAATCGAAAAGGATATTAGTACTGAGGAATGGAGAGAGTATGATTTCTTAGTTGATGGTGGGCCTTTTACTAGAACATATAGAATCTATGGACCACAGAAGTTGTTTTACCGTGTTGGTGGTACTACTCATAGAATAACTGATGTTGATGGTGTGGCTCATTGTGTTCCTGTTCCGGGTGAAAAAGGTTGTGTACTTCGTTGGAAAAATTTTGATACATCCAAACCAGTCAATTTCTAAAAGGAGAATATAATGTTTGATCTTTTTTGGTTTCCCACTTCTTATGAAGATGCTATAGAACAGTTAGCACAATTGAATAAGGAAAACAAGTTAGATCAGAAGACTATAGATTTTGTTCTCAAAAGAATTTGTACTACTTTTAAAATTGAAGATAATCTACAAGTTTCGATGGACATAATGAATAGGACTTTAGAATTAAATGAATTAAAGACCTAGATGGAGAACAATGCAAAAGAAAAAAAACCAAATTAAAACAGTAACAGCTGCCTTCAATGCAGGAGTTAAAGCTAAACTTAGAGGGCAACCGATTACTGCTTATAAGGGAAATAATAAATGGTATAAGAAACAATGGCAAAGTGGTTGGAATAGTATTTATGAATCTTATATAGTAAAAAAAGAAATAGTAAATACTTTTAAACCAGTCAGTTTTTGGACCAAATTAAAAAATTTAATACTCAAAAAAGAATCAGTTTTACTTGCCTTGTTTCTTTTAATTTGTATAGGAGTTTCTTTTAGAGAAAGAATTGTAGTTGAAACAATAGTAAAAACTGTGGAAGTAGAAGTAATTAAAAATGTTTGTACTGCTTCAAAGACTCCTAATTTACTTCCTACTATTACACAAACAATGGTTCCTACACCGTATGTAGAACCAACTAAAATTAGTGATAAGGGAATAGAATTTTTATTGCACTATGAGGGCTTCTTTGGTTCTTTACAAGATGATGTTCCAGGAGGAAATTGTACTATAGGTTATGGACATTTAGTTCATATGCAACCCTGTAATGGTGATGCTTCTGAAAGCCCTTGGGACAGGGGAATTACTAAAGCTAATGCGTTAAAATTATTTAAATCAGATTTAGCAATATTTGAAGAAGGCGTAGTAGAACTAGTTACGGTTCCTTTAAATCAGTGTCAGTTCGATGCTTTAGTAAGCTTTTCTTTTAATGTTGGTCTTGGTAAGCTTAAAGGAAACAAACCTACAGATATTTTGTTAACTGAATTAAATAAAGGAAATTATGATATAGTTCCTACTGAATTAAATAAATATATTTGGAGTAGTGGATATTGGTGGGAAGGATTGAAAAAGCGGAGAGCCGCAGAGGGAAAGATGTTTTCATCTTGTCAGTATTAAAGGATAATAATGATTCATATTGAAGAAGCAGCTTTAGATTTTGATGATGTTCTTTTAGAGCCAAATGTTTCTAACTGTACAAGTAGAGATTTAGTTGATCTTAATATGGAAACTAAACACTTTACTTTAAAGATTCCTATTATATCTTCTCCTATGGTTGGAGTTTCTAGTGTTCCTCTTATTGTTGAACTAGGTAAACTAGGCGGGTTGGGGATTCTTCCTAGATTTGCAGATATGAGTATTAGAGAGAAACAGATTAGAGAATTAAAACATTCTAGACAATTATTTGGAGTAGCAATTGGTGTTCGTCCAGAAATCCAATTAAAAGAATTAGAATTAGTAGGATATGCTTTGGCTTCTGGAGCAAATTTAATTTGCATAGATACTGCAAATGGTTATCTGAAAAATGTTAGAGACTTTGCCAGAAAACTTAGATATATCTTCGGAACTGACTTTGCTTTGATGGCAGGTAATGTTGTTACTTGTGTTGGGGCCAGAGAACTACAGTCTTCGGGAGTGGATTTTATTAGAGTAGGAATTGGTTCTGGTTCTGTTTGCACTACTAGAAATATTACTGGAGTTGGTAGTGGTCAACTAACCGCTTTACAAAGATGTTCTTGTACTAATGATGCATTTGTTAAAGAATTCAGAGGTGTTAATATAGTGTCAGATGGAGGTATTCGTAATTCTGGTGATGCTATGAAAGCGTTTGCTTTTGGTGCAGATTTTATTATGTTAGGAAAACTTTTAGCTCAAACAATAGAATCTGGAAACGAAGGAACTCTTTATGGTATGGCTTCCGAAACTAATCAAGTTAATAATGGTCATAAGATTAAATCAGTAGAGGGAATGAATATTCCTATAGAAGAAAAAATTCCATTAAAAGATTTTATTGAAAGATTTGTTTATGGTATAAAAAGTGGTTGTACTTATTTAGGAATAGAGAAGCTTTATGATATTAGATACAAATCTCTTTATGCTCAAAAAGTAAACAACTCAATCAAACCTTGGAAACAGGAGTGGTTGTAATGACCGAGTATGGTTTTAAATCTAGGTTGCCTTTTGGTAAACATAAGGGAGAAACTATAGAAGAAATTTTAGATAATGATCCTAATTACTTAGATTGGGCAGTTGGATATATAGATGGATTTACTTTAGCGGAAGACGTTTTAAAAGAATTGTATAAAATATTAGATAGAATAGAAGAACAAGAAGAAAAGTACAATTATATAAATGATGAGTTCTGGAAGGAATAAATGACCAAGTGTACTAACTGTAAATCATGTATGAAATGGATATGGGTTAAAAACAAAAGATACTTGTACTGTGATTTATGTAGAAAATATTTTGTAAAGATTAGTGAAAGAAAAATTCAAGAAGTTTCAAATCCCAACAATACTGAAGGAGTATTTAATGGACAAGGTTAAAGTGTATATTGCTGGAAAATTAAATGATATGGCTTGTGATTATATTAAAAACTTTCACAGAATGATTAAAACAGCTAGAGAAGTTAGACGTGCCGGATTTGCAGTTTATGTTCCATGTAATGATTTTCTTGAAGGACTAGTAGATGGTGCTTTTGAATATCCAGAGTACTTTGATAATAGTCAGCCTTGGTTAAAGTCAAGTGAGGCTGTGTTCTTAGTTCCAGGTTGGGAATCTAGTAATGGAACTAAAAGAGAAATTGAAACTGCAAAGAAAAATCAAATTCCAGTGTTTGATAATTTAGATGAAATGGTACTTCACTTTAAATCTATTTATGGAGACTTGAGAGGTTTATAATGAGTTGGATCGGTGTTGATTTAGACGGTACTCTAGCTAAATATGGTGAGTGGAATGGAGTTGAAGATATTGGACTTCCTATTCCTCTAATGGTAGATAGAGTTAAGAAATGGATAAAAGAAGGCAAAGATGTAAGAATATTTACTGCTAGAGTTTGTATAATAGGACACAGTTTGTCAGAAGTTGAAGATGCAATTTGTATGATAGAAGCTTGGTGTGTTAAACATATTGGTAAAGTTCTCCCTATAACCTGTATGAAAGATTATTCTATGATTGAATTGTGGGATGATAGGTGTATTCAAGTTGAACACAATACTGGAAGGATTATTGGAGAATAAGATGTTTCGTGGTTTAAGAAAAGCTGCAAATAGAGACTCTAAGCATTATAGAAGAACTAAAGGTATGAAGATAGATAGTCGTTCTGTATTCATTATAGAAAAGAAACAGAAAGAGAAAGCAGAAGCTATCCAGAAAGAAAAGGAAAGAGAACAGAAGGAACTTATTCTCAATGAGGAAACTAACTAAAGGAGAGGTTAAAATGAGAAGAATATTTCCGAAAGAAAATGATACCAGATTAATTAAAAAATTTCTATTCACTCCCAAAACGATAGATGATGAAATGCGTTGGTTAGAGGTAGCTACTTGGGAAGAAATGTATCAAAGAATTTGTACTGGAGACAAAAGTTATTATTGTATTTGGTTGCCTACTAGATGGGCCAACTATTAAATTTTATTTTAAAGAGGTAAAAATGTAATGCAGAGCGACTTTAGCAAGACGATCATGGAACTTCGTTACTCTTGGGTTAAGAGTGATGGGACAAAAGAAACGTGGGATGAAATAGCAAATCGTGTTGTAGATAATATATTTAGTATTCGTAGAGTTAATAAAGATATTGTAGATTCAGTTAAACAAATTATTCGTGAAAGAAAGTTTATTCCCGGTGGAAGATTCTTAGCTCAATGTGGTAGACCTTTTCACCAAACATCCAATTGTTATACCCTTAGAGCAGAAGATACCCGCGAGGGTTGGGGAGAGTTAGCCAATAAAGCTACTGTAATGTTAATGAGCGGTGGAGGGATAGGTGTTGATTACTCGGAGATTAGACCTAAAGGAAGTCCATTAAAAAGAACCGGTGGTGAATCTAGTGGACCAACTTACTTAGCTAAGATTGTAAATGAGATTGGTAGGGGAGTAATCGCTGGTGGTAAAAGAAGAAGTGCAATTTTAGGAAGTTTAGTTTGGTCGCATCCAGATGTTTTTGATTTCATTACTTTAAAAAATTGGGAAATGGAAGTTCGTGAGTTAAAGAAAAAGAACGTAGACTTTCCAGCAGTTATGGATATGACTAACATATCTGTTAACTTAGACAAAGAGTTTTTTAAAGCATATGAAAATAAAGAACACACTCTTCACGCTCACGCACGTAAAGTTTACTCCGATGTAATTAATAGAATGTGTAAGACTGGCGAACCCGGTCTGCTAGTTAATTATAATAATGCAAGAGAGTCTTTAAGAAATGCTTGCGGAGAAATTACTTCTGAAGATGATTGTGATCTTTGTTGTTTAGGTTCTATTAACTTAGCTAACATAGAATCAATTGAAGATTTAAAAACCGTAACTAACTTAGCAATTCTATTTTTAATTCTTGGAACTGAATACACAGATGTTCCATTTCAAAAAGTTAAACAAGTTAGAATTAACAATAGACGTTTAGGTTTAGGTTTAATGGGAATTCATGAATGGTTGATTAAGAGAGGATTACCTTATGAACCAAACAAAGAACTCGGTAAATGGTTGCAAGCTTGGAAAGATCAATCAGATGAGAGTGGAATCAAGTGGGCCGACAGATTTAACTTCAATACTCCAATCGCAACTAGGGCAATTGCCCCTAATGGTTCTACTTCAATTGCCGGAGGCCAAACGACAGGAGGTATTGAACCGGTCTTTGCGACGGCTTATCAAAGAAGATATCTCACTCCTGATGGGTGGAAGAAACAATACGTAGTTGATCCTATTGCAGAGAAACTCTACAAACAAGGAATTGATCCTAGTACAATTCAAGATGCCTATGATCTATCCTTGAACGTTGAAAAGAGAATTGCTTTTCAAGCTTTTATTCAGAAGTATGTAGATAATGCTATTTCAAGTACAATTAATTTACCTGCATTTGGTTTACCGGGTAATGATAATATAGAAAGATTTGGTGAGACTCTTTATAAATATTTACCAAATCTAAGAGGGATTACAGTTTATCCTGATGCCGCTAGAGGAAACCAACCAATAACAAAAATAGATTTTAAATATGCTATGGCCCATAAAGGGGTTGTGTTTGAAGGCCATGAGGAATGTGGAGAGGGAGTTTGTGGAATATAATACAGGTGAATAACAGGATAAAATGTTATCTATAAACGAAATTTATTTGGGCGATTGTTTAGAAATAATGAATCTAATAGATGATAAATCTGTGGACATGGTTCTTTGTGATCTACCTTATGGAACCTCACAAAATAAATGGGATATTATAATTCCTTTTGAACCTTTATGGAGACATTATGAGAGAATTATAAAAGATAGAGGAGCAATTGTATTAACTGCTTCCCAACCATTTACAAGTATGTTGGTGGTAAGTAAATTAAATTTATTTAAATATGAGTGGATTTGGGAAAAAACTATTTCATCTGGGCAATTAAATGCTAATAAACAACCACTTAGAAATCATGAATCTATTTTAATATTTTATAAAAAACAACCAAGTTATAATCCTCAATTTAAAACTGGAACTGCTTATAAAATATATAGACAAGTTACTTATAATAATAGAGGATATGGTACACAAAAAGACACTAAAAAAATTAACAATGGTTATAGATATCCTCAAAGCGTGTTAAAAATTTCAAATCCGAGAATAAAAAACGGACACCCAACTCAAAAACCATTAGAATTATTTGAATACTTGATAAAAACATACACCAACGCTGGAAATTTAGTTCTTGATAATTGTATAGGAAGCGGGACAACTGCGCTTGCATGTATTAATACCTTTAGAGATTTTATAGGAATAGAGAAAGACCCCAAATATTTTGCTTTAGCTAAAGAAGCAATAGTAAGGAAATAAAATGGAAGATATAAACAAAGAATTATTAGAGAGGATTAAAGAAGCACTTAAGACACAGACAGAGGTACGAACACTTGTTTTAAAGAATAAAAATATAGGATCTAGTCTATCAATAAGAGATTTTATAATTGTTATGCAGATGTTAACTCCACAATCTTATGGTTCAAGAGTGCAAAATAGACTTATTAATCAACTTGGATTTATACCAATAGAGAGTAAAGACAATTCCGGGGATTGTGAAGATAGTTTTGGAGACAGGTGGGAAATAAAAAGCTCTATTATAAACTCCTCCAATAATAGTTTAAACTTGGTTCAAATTAGACCTTGGCAAGATATTAAAGGATATATTATTGTTGTTTTTGATACAAGGATTGATCCAATGGATATACAAGTTTACAGACTTGACATAAATCAAATGAAAAGGGAATGTGAATTGTGTAATGCAAACTCAGCGCATGGTACTAAGAACGCTAATATAAACAATAAAAATATTGAACTAAGATTTAGTATAAAGATAGACAGAGAAGATGCTATTTTCAAAAGATGGCAACAATATAGAAGTAAATTCGATTTTTCTATCTAAAGAAGGAGTCTGTGGATTATGAATAAATTACAGAAAGTTATCTTAGGAATAGTTGTAGGATTAGTTGTTTTAGGAACAGTAGTTGGTTTACTTTCATATCAACCACAAAAAGGATTGACCATCAAATTTGAAACCAAAATAGATGCTTATGGAGAAATTTATAATAGATTTGTAAAAGTAGAAAATGATTTTGTAGTTGCTTACAATGCAAACATGCGGGGTTTAGTGTTTGGTTCTTATAGAACAATTAGAAATGGTTTCTGGAGAACATCTACTCCTATGGAAATAGGTAAATGGTACACAGTTGAAATTACTTACTCTGGTACTGGAGAACCTATTATAAAGATTGATGGTGTTAGACAAGTTCTCATTGTAGATTCTTTTCCATTAGGTGAAGTTGGTGCTCCTGTTAGAGACACTTCTAAAGGTGGAATTGGTTCTATTTTTGAAATAAAAAACTTATTTGTTAGATATGTGAAATAAATAGAGATTAGTTTCTCAAGGAAGGATATGTTACAATAAGGAGAATAGAATGGACATTAAAAAAACAGTATCTTTAGTAGTTATATTTTTAGCAATAGTTATTGGGTTAGGAACCAAGATTCAAACGTTCCAAATTGAAAATCCAGACGGAGTAATAAGTCAAGGAACTTCTGTACGTTTCTTTGATATTGGCGCTTGTATTAGTGGGCCATTAAATGCAGTTTGTTGGATTGGAGACCCTAGTAATACTGTACTTTGGTCTGCTGAAGTTTGGAAGAAATAAGGAGAATTTAAAATGTCTAATTTTTTATTAAAACTTAATGCTAAATTTGAAACAAAAGATATGATGCAATTTAGTAGACCTTACACACTTTTGTTTTCTGTAAAAGATGAAAACAATTTTATAGATGAGGTTCAATCACTAATTGATACAATAAAAAAAGAAGAGTATACAAATTTAGAAACTAACGAAAAGAAATGTTTTGATGTTGTAAATATAGAGTCTATTCAAAGAATATAGTGGAGATATAAAATGAAAGAAACTCTTTTATGGGTAGTAGGTAAATATGTAGCAGAAACTGACTTTGGAACGGGTTGGGAACTTCAAGGTATATTTTCTACTGAAGCAGATGCTGTGGACATTTGTAAAGGACGCAGGGATTTTTTTGTAGGACCGGTGGAATTAGATCATGAATTTCCTTACGCTCCTACAGAATGGGCTGGATGTTATTATCCAAGTGATAAAAAGGAAAAAACAAAATGAATTTACTGGATAGATTTTCTTATTGGTTAGGTAGTATCTTTACTAAGATTGGTAGAAAACTACAAGGAATTAAATAATGTCAAGAAACGAATTGACTGAGCAAATCTGGCCCGGTACAATAGATGTACACGGGTTTATTGATAATGTTACTGAAGATTTTATTCCATTCTTAGAGAATATGAAGAACATGAAAATTGATAGACAACAAAAAACTGTGGAAGAGTGGATGGATATTTACTGTAGATGGTCTGAAATATTTCCTGAAGGAATAAAAACAGATAAATGAGTTATATAATTAAAAGTGGTCCGGGATATTTTCTTTATCTAAGAAAGTATTATAGTGAAGATCATTTAGATATGCCCTATTTAACTTCTGATCCTGTAGCAGCTACTCGTTTAAGTTTAAAGGATGCTAAAGAAGTTATTGAAAAATTAGATTTATTAGGTTGGGAGGCTGAATTGATAAAGGTTAAGGTAGGTAAGTATGACAGAAACTGACTCAAACATTGTTTATGAAATCTGTAGTATATGCGGTGATTTGTTATCAAATCAATTTTACATGGTTAATGCAAAACCTTGTTGTAGAAAATGTTATACTACTTATATTTTACAAACTAAACAATATCAAATTATTTCAGAATATTGTACTTGTGACGGGGCAATCAAAGTTTCTGTTTGTCCCAATTGTGGGAAAGTGAGGTATGAACGTGGGTAGAAAAAAGAAAGTTGATAAAGTAGAAGAACCTATTATAGTTGAATCTAAAGCAATTGAGATAGTTAAACCTGAAGAAAGACCTTTGGCATTACCTGAAAACTTTGTAACCATTCCTTTAGAAGAATATCAACAAACAAGAAAACCTTCTAATCCCATGCCGTGGGTTACTCTCTTATTTACTATTGCTATGGTTGCTGTATTAGGTGCAGTTGCTATGACTTTAATTTTAACTAGACCAGAACCAGGTGTTACTGTAATTCCTACAGCAATTTCTACAAGTATTCCAACTGTAAGGCCAACTGAAACTTTGGTTCCTACTTTAACATTAGTACCTACGCCAACTAAAGATGTTATGTTAAATATGCAAGTTATAAATAATTACTATAGATTACTTTCTTCTGGAGATTTAGAAACAGCATGGAACTGTCTAACTTTAAAATTTCGTAGGGATAGTTTTGGAAATAATTTTGAAGAGTTTAAAGCACATTGGTCAAGAACAGGTCCAGTAGCTGTTTATGAAATTGTACCAGAAAAAGAAAGTGATGGGCAAGCTATTGCACTTGTTAGATTATATTTTTATTATGAACAGAGAATAAGATACTATCGTTTTCATTTGCAATATAATCCATTAGACAGTGTTTGGCAGATAGATTCTGTTGAAACAGCCAGACCGTGGTAAGGAGGAGGAGTGGAATATTTACTTGCTTTTCTTGGAGGCACATTGGTTGTTTCGGCGATTGAAAACGGAGATTTGATATTAGGAGCTATTGGGTCAATTGTTTGTATGGTATCCGGATTTGTTGCCGGTAAGAGGAACAAATGAATCTACTTCGTCATATCATTTGGATTTTGAGACGTTGGCGCGGATGGCCGGAAAGCGTTTATCATCCGTGGCAAGCATTAGTAGGAAAGAGGGAAGAATGAAACTAAGAACGATAGATTATATCTTGATTGCTATTGGCTCATTTATGGGGGCAATCATCGGTAATATATTGGGGTATGGAATAGG